CAAGGCTCATGCAGTCTAAATGCATACTGTCTGCCAAATTCCAGCTTAACCAACACCGTAATAAAATGGTCCTCCACCTCGGTTACGCTCCGAGTCCTTTCCGCCCCAAACGGGAAATGCTACTATAACACCTGTGAAGGATAAAAATGGCGATGGTACGGGGAAATTGAACCCCGACTTGAACAGTGACAGTGTTCTGTGCAAACCTTTACACTATACCATCGTAAAAACTAAGTCCATTTATTTACCTTATTGTAGTATTTTAATGGTTGCTGTCTGGACTTAAAAATTATTTGATAGAGAAGTATTTTTTCCATTGTTTATATCTTGGAGATCCACCTTCTCGTTTATTAGCACCTTTATAAAATTGAGATAGTGAATGGCAGTTTGGACACAACAACTCTAAATTATCTGGAATGTTATTAATGCAATTACCATCTTTATGTTCTAACTCGATCGGTACTTTACCTGAAAAAGGATTTACTTCGGACCAACCACATTTCATACACCTTGGTCCAAATTTGCGAATTAAGTATCTTCTATATATTGTGTTATTTGTTTCAATATTTTGAGAAATAACCTTTCCTTCGATTAATAGTGGTTCTAATTCTTTTTCACGCTGGTTTTTTCTGTGTTCAGAAGAGCATATTTGTTCACAAAATATTGACGTTTTTGCTACCGGTAAGAAGTCTCGTTCACAATTTAAACACTTTTTGTATTCTTTATATCTTAATGCAGGACCTCTTTTAAGGAAGCGATTATTGCTAATAAAATTTTCTGTATTTTTATGAACTTTGTTACAAACTCTTGTCTTGTTGATTGTTGTAGCAGCACAACTATTAGAGCAAAATTTATTTTCGTAACTAAAAAAGGAAATGTTACATGTCAGGCATACTTTTGTATTTTCTTCTATTATTTTTTGCTTTTCTTTTTCTTTACAAGAAGGACAATCAAATTTATCTACGTTATGTTTTATATTATGCTTAATATAAATTTTAAGTCTTTTGGTTTCTGTTCCACAATCTTTACACCAGCAAGTAACTGAATCTTTATTTGTCGCGTTATCGAATTCTTCTTGGTTGAATTTATACATTTAATTATTTATTCATAAAATGGAGCTTTCAAGAGATAGTAATAAGTGGATCCCCCAGTCAGGTTCGAACTGACAACTTCCCGCTTACAAGGCGGGTACTCTACCAATTAAAGTTATGAGGGAACAAAAAGGCAAGAAATGAATTTTTGAGAGTTTTATCGACAATATTCGTCGCATATTCAGCTAAAAGCGGTGTAGTCGCTCCCAAAAAAATGGTGCCGCTGGCAGAATTCGAATCTGCAAAAACTCTACGTTCTCAACGTAGTAACTGTACCAATTTGTATTATTGTCACAGCGGCGAAAAATGGTAGGAGTAGCAGGAATTGAACCTGCGATGTTTACCCAGAGGGACTTGATTTACAGTCAAGTGCAGCACGACCCAGCAGCTACCTTACTCCTATAACCCGGCTATTTATAGCGTCCGGGGCCGCTAACGACGTTTAATAATGTCGTCAAACCAAACAAAGAACTCTACTCTCAACCTCTCTCACTTACCTTTCTCAGGTGTGGTTTAGGATGCTGATGGATTTTCTTCAGCGTTCGTTGATTTACCTTCGCTCAACTTTAAAGCGTTGTATTAACTAAATTGTAAAAATATTTTAAGTATGTTCCTTGGCTAAATAAAAAACCCTAAGCTTTTCTTAGGCTTAGGGTTATCATATAGAATATGGAAATTCTTTATTCTAACCCTAGGTAATCGCATATAGGTAGATTACCATAAAACGCTTCACTTGGGCGTCTTTGTAATTTACTTGTAATGGACCATATTGTTGTCATATGTTTAATTATTTATTCAAAAGAACTAACTTTCAACACCACTATTTTAAAAAAAGTTCCTTCTTTGAAAATTTATTATTGTATTGGATATGGAGTAACAGTAGGTGCAGGAGAGGCGCCAAATACTGAAGTAAAAGATCTAGTCCATGGGTTGATTATATTATATGGAGAAATCAATCCAGACAAATTGTTTTCATATAGTTGTGTAGCTTCAGAAGCTATAATCCATACGCCATTTGCTCCTGAATCAGACTTATAGATACTGTAAAATACGTTTCCATCCATAACATAAAAAGGAAAATTATTATAGACACCGTCAAAAATGTATATTCCATTTGCCGCGGCTGTTCCTGCTCCAGATACTTGAACAGAATATGCAACTGATACTTCAACTGGTGGTGGGTTGAATGCATCTAAAGTAGATTGCCATGTAGTATTCAATGGAGTTGTTAAATTTGGTTGTGTGGTTACATACAATATTTCTGTTGATACCTCTATTACCCATTTTGCATCAAATGATCTGTAATAAATTTCATAATTTGATAAATTAGTGTAATAAGGTTTATCATTGCGTGTCCCAGTAAGAGTATATAAACCATTTCCTAAAGCAACACCAGCACCTGATACCATGATATATGTATATTCCACTGTAGAATCTTGTTGGTTACAACAGAAAACATAAAAGTCTTTAATAGTCATGTGATTAAAATATTTATGATATAGCTGTTAGTATTGTTTTTAATACTTGACCACGACAGATTATAAAAAATTCTTTAGGTATCATAAAATTCTTAATTAAACTTTCCGATACCGTATAGAGCATTATTTGTTTTATATATGTATATACCGCTAAATTGTGTACTATTTTTATTACTTGTAGCACATAAATTATTTACTTGTGTAGATGATATGTAAACTGTATTTGTACCAATATTTGTTATTCCCACGTTAAATCCGTTTGGCAAGATACCTGGAAAGATTGCTGATATTGATCCAGATGCAGTGTTAAAGTTGAATATCTTAGAGTTGTCTGCAGAATAGCTAAATGTTTTAGTGGTTGTTATATTGGTTACGTTTACGTCAGATATAACCTCTCGTGCTGTTAATGTATTTATATTTGCATTAGCAGCTGTTATTACACTTACATTTGCATTAGTAGTTGTTAGATTATTGGTATCTACAGATGAAGCTACTAATCTATTTATATTTGCATCAAATGCTGTCAAACCTTTAGATGAAACACCTATACTATACGTATTACCGTTTACAAAAATAGTATATGTTACATCTGTTAGTTCTGATAGTGTTGTGGTATCAAATAATGTTGGTCCATCTATATATATTTGGCCATCTTGAAGATTATATGCATTTGCACTAATTTTAGGTGAAAACCTATTATATCCGTTCCATTCTAAATCCCTTCCTACATTTATATTAGTTGCTGTAAGTGTCTGAGCGGATAGACTTTTTACATTTATATTAGTTGCTGTAAGTGTCTGAGCGGATAGACTTTTTACATTTATATTAGTTGCTGTAAGTGTTTGGGTAGATAAATTGTTAGTAATTGTAGTGCCGCTTAATACAGGATTTAAAATTGGTGCTTTGAGAGCTAATTGCTCTGTTGTTGCTAAAGTACCACTTTCAGTTGGGAGAGTAACTACGACATTACTATTTGCTGAACCATATAATTCTGTGACATTAAGTCCAAGCCTTATACTTAATATATCAGCCTGTCCATATAGAGATAAAAAATTGGTCAATACTGCCGGTGTGTAAACGCTACTTAATGCAATTACTTCACCATCTACTGTAAGGGTTTGAGCAGATAGGCTCCTTACATTTATATTAGTTGCTGTAAGTGTTTGGGTAGATAAATTGTTAGTAATTGTAGTACCGCTTAATACAGGGTTCAGAATTGGTGCTTTGAGAGCTAATTGATCTGTTGTTACTAAAGTACCACTTTCAGTTGGGAGAGTAACTTCAACACTACTGTTTGCTGAACCATATAATTGAGTAGCATTAAGACCTATTTGGGCAGTTAAAAACTGAGCCTGACCGTATATTTGTATAAGCCCGGCCTGAACAACACCACTTACAACAGCGCTACCTGGTATATAAAGCGTATTAAATGTAACATCATCATTAGCTCCAACCCCAAGGTTAGTGCGCGCTGCAGCTTTATTAGCTGCTTGCATAAAGTTATCGATATCTTGAGATACAATTACATCGGACATATAATTTATTTATTATATGTCCGATGTAATTGTGTGGGTATTATTCAAGATATAAATAAGGTCGCCACTCTTCTCTTAAGATAGGTGTATTTTGTACTAAAATTGCCTGAGGTGCAATACGTCTAGGTTTTACTTCTTCACCATTTACATTAAAAAAGGGGAAAATATTATCCTTTTCGTTATTACATTGCTTACAAGCTAAAACAAGATTAAAATCATCGTTAGTACCACCTTTTGATTTTGGAAATGCATGATCTTTTGTTGCTGTGTGATATGGTATACGCTCTAAACAATATTGACACACACCTTTATATAAATTGTATAACATTTTTAATGATGTATTACCGTTCTTTCTTACGTGAAAACCGAAGTGGTGTGTACATCTCAGTATAGTTGGTATAGCCCAATTAGTATCTTCACCGGTAACGGGATTAGGTGCAGATCTAAGACAAGGTTGATCTTCAAATAGTTCTACTCTATTACCATACCAAGATAATGTAGCTCTTATAGCACCGTTTTTATCGTGATCAGCACCAGACCATGAAACTAAGTTACCGGATGCATCGATACCAGAGGCTCTACCAGTTATAAGATGACGTAAGGCAGCCCGAGCATTACAGAATGCAAATGCTTGATAATTCTTATTAAGTAATAAGGTTGTCTTTGTTTCTGGTTGTACTACTTTCATACAGCCAAGTATATATTAGTTCCTATATTTCTCAAAAACCCTATTATAAAACTGCTCAAAACTGAGTTCAAGTTGTTTTGCTGTAACTGGTTTACTCTCAATTTTATCTTGATTACTTTGAGTTTTAGGATTATCTTCAACTAACTCATAATTAAAATATTTATAAACAACAGATTTAATAATACCAAATTTGTCACGTAAGTTTGGGTTAGCATTAATAAACTTATTTGTTATATATCTATCTAAATATTGTACTAATTCAGTTTCTTTTTTTGGATCGTAAGCCTTATTTATCTCAATAGGTGTTATGGATAATTTTTTAACAAAATTAATAACGCGTTGACCTAGACTATCTTGTATAGTTGCAATTGGTTTACCGGTTACTTTATTATTTTTTAAACCAATATCTTCATATCTACGATCTCTAATGCGAATTTTCACAAAAATATTTAATAAAAAAAGGCTAGGTTTGCAAACCTAGCCTTTTTGTTAAAGAGCTGTAATTCTGCTCTTATTTAAGGTTGATGCTAAGTTCCGTGCATCAACCTTAACTACCTTTGCTTGATGCTGATTTACAGCCTCGAGCATGATTGCTGAGTTTCCTATGATTCTAAATGTACCGTCATCGTTTCTTTCAAATGTTACATTGAAACACTTTGGCCGGACATTTGGGTTATTTAGGTACTCATTCCATGTTACTTTTGCGTCTTTCATAAACAGGTCTATAGTAAGTGAAGAATACAAAAATCAACTAATATCTTCGTCTAGGTTTATGTTTTTGTATTTTTCACTTGAATGTATATATAGTACTTCTAAATCAAAGTCTTTCTTAGAACTGCAAGTACATTTTACACTCTTAATACATTGAACAGTTGGGTCTTCAATGTTATTGTTGTCATATACATGTATAAACCCGTATCGATCATATACATATACATAACCATTAACGTTATGTCTATAAACAATATCTTCCTTATTCATTATTATCTTTAAAACCTGTAAATAACTTACCAGTTTTTGATGTTAGTAGTTTATCTTTAAATATCTTCATTTTACCGTAAAGTTTGCATGAATTAGTCAAGTGATCGTCTAGAAAGTTTTTTACATCTACTTCTAGAGGGCTGTTAATATAATCTTCATAAGTTGCATCATTGTATGTAGTATCGTCAAATACTACATGAAATATTTTATCTTGTAAAAAATGTCTAAACTCATGTAAGAAATATTTAATAAAAGAACTATCGTTTTTTAAATTTGTTACTATTTTAATTGTTAATCTACCTCTCGCACCACGTTGATACTGACACTCGCTTCCCTTAACTCCTTTGACATGAATCGTATAATTTCTTTTATTAGTCTTATTAGACGTATACAATATATTACATATATGTTCCAGTAGATGAAAATCTACTGTTTTGTATTTTGTTTTAATAAGCTTATCAGGCTTTATATGTATCATTTAAGTGATTTAATATGTCTTTATTAAAATGCTTTTCAAAGCGTTCTGAGCAAACAAACTTAGAATATTCATCATTCTTTTTAACTGCATCATTGTAACATATAATCAAATAGTATGCATATATGTTCAATTTATATTTATCTTGATTATGTAATTCTTGCTCTTCTTTTTTAGCAGAAGGTGATATAAAAGTATCTACAAACAACTTGAAGTTATTTTTATACTTAGTTTCTATTAGTTTGACAAGATTTTTATGGTAATACACAACCTTTTCACCTGAAACTATACATGTAGCAGTATACGTTGCAGGTATTTTATACTCTCCATCGTCAAAAGTGTAGTTTATGAACTTTTTATCACGTGCCATGATTAAATAATATTATGGAGAATCTTGTCAAGATTGTGGATATCGTTAAAGAGTATACTAAAGATGTTCATATCGACTATGATCGGGGTACGGTTCTTCTATTTTTACAAGAAAAGTTTTTACAGGATTTTCTTGTAAAAATAGATAAGACACCTTATGATATAATGTTTAAGTTACCAATTGACGGTAAGTTAATTTGTATTGTTTTAGGATACGAACCTATACTTGAACTTATGGATGAATTTGATGATGATTAATTTCAAGTTCTCCAAGAGTCATCTACGTCTCTATCAAATAATTCAACCGTACCTAGAATAGTACCGCTATGTGAATTGATTAGAATTCCTGGTTGATATTTTTTATCAGGATGAAAAAACCATATTTCATCCATTCCAATTACCTCACTAACACTAGTGGTAGGCAAATTACCGTTTCTTACGTTTTTGATTAAAAAGTCACCGACTGTCATAATTAGTTATTATTATCTTGTTCCTTTGATGATTTTTGTTGATTTAACCAAATACCGAATTTGCATCAAACCAATTTTTCTTTGTCATCTCAATTATAATAATATATGAAAACATAAAATCAAATTCAAAGTTGATTAAAAATCATTTGAAATTACAATATATATGTGATTAATTTTGATCCTCAAACACATACTTATTCGAATAATAATGGTGAAGTATACCAATCTGTTTCGCAACTTTTAGGTAAATATAAGAAACCGTTTGATGTTGATTTTTTTAGTAGAATAGTAGCTAAGAAACGAGGTGTATCACAGCAAGTAGTAAAAGAGGAGTGGAAACAAAATACAGAAAACGCTTGTGCTTTTGGTAAAGATGTTCACTCAGTCGTAGAGAACTACTTAAAGAACGGTACTGTTGACGAACAGAATATTATAAATGAGTTCCAAAAAGTATTCCCATATAAAAGAATAGATGTGCGTAGTGAAGTTATGTTGTGGAATGATACATACAAAATAGCGGGAACGTCGGATATTATCGTAGATATTGATGATAAATCTTTTGATGTCTTAGACCTTAAAACGAATAAGAAGTTTGATTTTTATAACAAATACAATGAAACTTTGTTAAAACCTCTAGAACACCTGCACAACTGTAAGTATACTACATACAGCCTTCAATTATCATTATATGCATATATATACTCTATAATGACAGGTAAGAAACCTAGACAGTTAGTGGTTTTATATTGGAATAAGGTTTCTTTTGAAAGGTACTACACACCGTATATGTTTTGGGATGTAAGTGTATTATTAAAACACTATAGCAAACCACCTAACATAAATAATTAATATGGCTCTGGACAATACCGATTTCACGTTACCTAGAAACAGTTACGCTACTTTTGATGCTTTAACCCTCAAGCAGCTTATAAAAGATAGGCTAACAAAAGGAGGCGTTTTTACGGATCAAAATTACGAAGGTAGTAATCTCTCTGCAATAATAGACGTTATTGCATATTCTTACCATACTCTTTTATTTTATCTAAACCAAACTTCTTCTGAATCTACATTTTCAGAAAGCTCTATTTATGAAAATATGAATAGAATTGTTAAGCTTATAGGTTATAAACCTACAGGTTACAAAACAGCGCTATTAAGCTTTCAAGCAAATGCTAATGCAAACTTAACACAAGGTGTTTACACTATAAAAAGATACTCATTTTTTAATATAAACGGTATTAAATATTCATTCTTAAAAGATATAACATTTGCAAAAAATACCAATGATGCAGAGTATCTTGAAGGTCTATCAACGGATAACATATTATATCAGGGTTCGGTATTTGAATATACACCTCAAACTGCAATAGGTGAAGATTTTGAAACAATTACATTAGTAGTTAAAGATACAATAACCAATAAACCCATTAATATAGAAGACAGCAGCATAGGTGTTTTTGTTAAATTTGGCTCACCAGACGCGGATGGTATTAGTTTTTCAGAAGTTGATTCAATTTTTAATGCTAAAACTACATCATTTTCTTTCGAAAAACGTATAAATGAAAATGGATTTTATGAAATAAAATTCGGTAACGGTGTTTATGGTAGAAGATTAAATGCAGGAGATACAGTATATATCTATTATTTAAAAAGCGATGGGTTAACCGGTATAGTTTCAGCTAATCAATTAAACAATAACTCACTAAATACATACGCAACACCTCAATTTAATGACTTAACTAAGAATACATACAATAACACAACATTATTGAACGGTGTTGATGTTACAAATATTATATTTTCAAATAATTCAGGTTCATCTTCATCTGCAGAACCTGAATCAGTCGATAAAATAAGACAAAATGCACCTAAGATGTTATTTTCTCAAAATAGAATAGTGACATCAGAAGATCTTGAAACATATATAAATAAAAATTACTCCAATATAGTATCAAGTATAAAGGTTGTTAATAATCTAAGCTATATCGATAATGTAATCAAGTACTATTATAGTTTAGGATTAGATAGACCTAATGATGATTCAAGGGTGTTGTTCAATGAAGTAAACTTCTCGACATGTGGACAAACCAACAACGTTTATGTCTTTATGGTACCTGGTATAAAGGCTGTAGATGAAAATAACAACCTGTTTTTCTTATCACAATCACAGAAGTCTGAAATACTGAACGGTGCAGAGAGTATCAAAATGTTAAACATGGAAATAATACCACAGGACCCTGTTTATACAGCAGTAACTATTGGACTAACCTTTTTAGGTGATATACCTACACAACAAGACGTTAATGATACAGTATTAGTGGTTGAAAAATCACTCACAAATAAGATTAGTACACAGAAAATAATAGAAAATGTTAATAATATATTCGTTGAATACTTTAATAAAACTAACACACAGCTCGGTTTATTAATAGATACAACTGCATTACAAACTAAGATACTACAGCTACCAGGTGTTGTAGGTATTAAAACTAGAAAAGTTTCAAATGGCCGTATATTTGAAGTACCATACATAAACTTAATTATATATAACCCAGTTTATCCGGACGTTGATATAGTATCAACGTCCAACAGCACACAATTACCTTATTTTAAGTATCCATTCTTACTCAACAGTTCAATTTTAAATAAAATAGTAGTGGAGAACGTAAATGCCTAATTTGCAATATAATTTTGTTAATAGTTATGATAATCTATCTGTTGTTACTATACCTTTATGTGTATTAAACTATACTTATCAAAACACAACATCATGTTACTGTGGTGATATAGATACAGTTGTGTGTTACCCGATATTTGACAATTTACCGTCTCAGTTGAATTTTATTGAAAATTGGGGGTATTATATAGATTTTGGAGATGGTACCATAAGCAATAGCTTAACAGCTACACATAAATATCAGGTTCCAGGTACATATAATATAACACTCGTTGTTGCTGATAGTGGTGGTAACCTATACAAATCGGCTATAATACCTACTTTAGAAGCATATAATTTAATACCTGATAAACTAACCTTTACGTACTTAAGTGGTAATTCTGCTTATTCTTCGAGTGCAAGTATACCTCTCCAGATAACACGTATGAATTCATTTCAGACATATACATCTCTGTCTGCTGAAGGTTATAGTGTACGGTTATCAGTATCAGGAAATAAATCACAACTACAATCTATATCTTCATATGAGACAGATCAATACTCACACTTAAAATTATTTTCGATGTTTACATTAAGTGGTGATTTATTTCCTATAAGTGAAGTAACAACTACTTGTGATAAAATATATGCACAGCTAAACCCATTAACAAATCAAGTAGTACTATTTAGTAATGAAGCATCTGGGTTTGCAGGTGTAACTACTGTGTTTGTAGGTACATCAGGAATTGCAAGCATATACTACTATGAAGATTTTAAACCTTAAATATTAGAATGACCAGCGCTTATCCAGTAATAATATTTGCACATCTCAATACATCTAAAATAAAAGATGCTGAATCATATTTTATAAATTACGATAACAGTGAAGTAATAAATCCTACATACTACTACACCACATTTAAAATAGTAGAGAACGTTATTTCTGCAGATAGTAAGTTAGTTATAACATCGAACGGTATAGACGGTGTAGGTTATACTGATAATACCTTTAATATTGATATTAATAAGTTTAATAACACAAAAGTATATTTTGTAGTGAGAGTTAAAACTGCTAACGACGTACCTATAAAGAGTATACCTTTAATACCACTATCATCTATAGATCTTAAAATTGTAGACAGCAACGGTACTGATTTAAGTGCAACATTTAATAGCAATTTTCAAGATTTATCTTCTGAAGAGTATGGTGGTTTCTTTAAGGGTTATTTTGTATCTACTTTAACAGGTAGTGATGTAAAAATACAGGCTATATATAATGACACGTATTCACTTACTGGTTATTCAAATACATTTAATATATATCCTAGCGCAGGTATATATAATATAAGAATTATAAATGAAGATAATAATCAAAGCGCACAATATGAGTCTCTTGCATTACAGCAGATATTACAAGACAAAACATCATTTTTTAGAGACTTTTTAGGTCAAATAGTAGGTGATTCTTCTAGCGATCCAAATACGCTAGGAATAGAGATATATGAAAAGATATCGAATTTTGTACAAAATAATAGCGATGTTGTTTATTCTAACTTGCCTCAGTTTACATCAATGCTAGACAGTATAAAAGACGTTTATACAAACTATAACCTACAATACCCACCAAGCCTTCAAAGACTTATCAATATATTTTGCGTACCATTATCATATCAAATAGGTGGTAAAAATCAATATAACTTTAATTTTGATAATAAAGGTTTTGTAAATAGCACTGTTTACGGTCTAAATAAAGGTAATAAAATAGATTTTCTTACTGGTGTTTTATACAGAAATACGAACCCAAGTTACTATAAACCTGTAATAGCTCACGAAAAATTTAGCGGTAACTATACATTAGTATCACCTTTAATTCCCGATGCTTTAAATGTGGTTTATATAGACCCGGTTCTTAAATCTTACGCATTATCTTCATACAACACAGATTGGGGCTGGGGATTAATATTACCTAACGACTTTGAAAACGTAGATATACCTAAGTATTATGAATTTTATGAGTATATAGATAGAGTTGATAATACTCTTTTACAAAAATACATAGATTTCGACAACCCAAAGAATACATATCTAAATAACTGCAGCTCATATAGACAATATGCAGAAGATGGTGGTATTATAGATAATATATTAGTTTATCATCTATACACGAATACAGGTATCATATCTACCTGATAAATATATTTGTAATGTCATTGACACAAAAAAATATTACTACGTTTGAGGTACTTAATAGTATCACAAATGATATAGATGATCAAAAATATGATTCTGTAAAGCTATTTTCGTTTATTGAGTTTCTCAATTATGCAAAAGCTGTTACAAATAGTGTAATAAATTTTGATCAATATACTATTTACATTAAAAACTGGAACGAAAAAATAAAGCAAAATAATGACTCTACATTTTCTGATACACAGAACCAGTTCTTAAATCTTCTAACAGAAATAAAAATAAAATATACTTCTGCTGAAGAAAAGAAATACATATCTAATTTAGATGTTAATAACCCAGAAAATCTAGAAATTATTATACCGTTTTTTGCAAGAAAAATAAAAGAAATATGTTTATATTTTGCAAATAAAAAGAAAACTTTTAATAAAAATTTAAGTTTTGTATCTCAAAAAGGCAACGTACAGAGTATAGAAGAGGTTATAAAAGATACTGTAATTTCTTTATTCTCAACTGATGATAACTCATTAAATCTAACAACTACTCAATCCCTATCTTCAATAATACGAGATTTAGTAATAGAAGTAGAGAGACAATATGACGTTTTTAATGATTACTATGATTTAGATCCCAATAAAACACCAGACTTTTATAATGCTACAGGCAAACGTAAGCAATACTTTACGTCAAATACAAATAATATCGTTTCTGAGTATTTTTTTGATATAGATACTGCTATAAGAAAGTTAATATCTAGTAAAGTAATAACCTTAAAAGAATTGACTAGTTTAGCAGTAAATATAAATTCTACAGAATTATCATACTTAGATATTACAGATACTATTGATTATACCCAACCAACTAGAACTAACTTAAAATACAACATTGATGTCGAATTAGTAAAAAATTATATTGGTACAGATTTTTACTACGTATCATCCAACTCACTAGGTGAGGTATTGTCAGGTAAACTCTTTAGTAATGGCAAGTATCATCGTAACCTCTTAAACATTTTTAATCCCTCAACTTTAACAGTAGATAATGATGAAATATTAACAGAGAGACAAATTGGATTATTTTTTAAACCAACGTATCAAGGTATAATTAAGATGGATTCGCATTTTGATTATTTTATAGATAAGTCTCAAATAGAATCAAATAAGATCTATGTATTCCCTGACCCATCGAAGTATGGTAATATAAGTAATACATCAAAAACACAAAACTATATACCACTAACGTTTATATTAGATGATGCTAGCGTTGCTAGAAATATATCTACCTCTTTTGGTTCTAATTTACCTAAAACATATGTAGGTACTCAACAGTTTACTTCTTATACAGCCTTAGAAAATAAAAACTTTATTCCTGACTATAGTGGTAATTTTAATAGTATAGAACAATTTACAGATAAAGGTGATATATATAGTAAAGATACGGATATTTTTGGTAATATCTTTATTAGTTTTGCACAGGACTCTTATTTTAAACAAGACGTTGAAGGTAGCTTTATAGGTGGTACACCCTCTAATTTAAACTTTAATAACACAACTACACAGTTTACAACCGAAACACCTGATGGTAAAGAAACACTGTCTTTTAAACAGTTATCTACTAAAAACTATTTTATTATCGACATAACTACTGAAAATGTAACACCTTTATCAGGTGGTTTTGAAAATGTCTTTAAAAAATACGTAGGTAACTCAGTATTGTATGAGCAGTTGAATAATTCTGTCTTAGACTTAGCAATGTTCGGTAATGTATATTTTATTAAGACGTTGAATTATGTTGTCATAGATAGATTTACATATGATACAAAATTAAAAGCAACAGGTGATATACCTGTAATATTAGAATACAACAGACAACCAAGTGTCGGTGCCGATATAACTGCTATTACCAACCCATATAGAGTAGGTGATGATATATATTATATTAAATTAGAAACAAAAAATAACGTAAACACCAAATATGTTATTCATTCTATATACAAATATAATCTAAAGACGGCTACAAGGTTTACAATACTGGATAACAGAACAACAAATGAAAGTACTTTTGCTGAAATATTTACGTTTGATAGTATGACTACGAATATTGTAAAGATAAGACAGTCAAAGTTAATATTTAACACAAAAACTAATGCGTTTTGTTTGGTTACAAATTACGTGGATCTTAATTTCATGCCTCTAATACATGTGCTGATATTTAGAATAAAGAATAGCGAGCTTAGTATATTTACTAACCGATATTTCAGCCCTTTAAACCACAATGTTACGGAAAACTTTTACACTGAAAATGTATTATCTAGTGATTTTGCAACCCAAACAATAGTATCTACACCAACTCAAACTTTTACAGATGGAACAATTAACTTCTAAACCAACATATACCATATACATATCAGGATATGAACCTGTATCTATGTCGTATACTCTCTACCAAACACACAGTATACAGGGTAGTACAAATTTAATATTCAATCTTACTGGTATTGATATAGGCACATACGGTGTATATAGAGTAAAATGTACTACACCTGAATTAAATATTTTTGATATTACAACATCTATTTCTGGTAATACGGTTTTCATATCTAATCCTATAATAAACTATACATATTATCCTAAAAATAAAAACGATTATATCACTGTAGATGTTTTATACAGAAACGGATATAAAACTACATTTGGTATTACTCTATGCACAGTTGCAGAGAATATACTAGACAAGGACTTAACGTTACTAAACACGCAAATGCTTTATTATAGCGGTGTTTATATACCATTCTTTAATTTTGAAAGTAATGAAAATATCATATACCCTGTTGCATACTCAACAGTACTAGTACAACAGCAAACATCATCGGCAGTTATTTATTTAAAGACAGACCCTGAAATAGACACATCTGTATCAGAAACAACATTTTATGGTCTCAGTGCATCCAACTTTATTAATACTGAAAATTCAGAGCGTATTGTAGGAGTATAAATATTCTTATGTCAACAGATATCAAGATTTCAGAACTTAACGAGATTAGTGTTAATAAAACTATTAATCAGTTGATTGTTAATGATAGGGCTAATAGTTCAGATCCTGGAATAACAAGAAAGATTTCAATCAGTAATCTGTTACCTACCTATAACGCAGCTGATTCAAGTAGAAGGGCAATAGTAGGTAATGAACAGTTAATATCAACACAACAGTCTCCGGGTTCTGAAGCTGTAAATACTAATGTTATAAGAGATAGCGCAATAACAGAGTCGAAAATTGCAAGTCAATCTGTTACAGGTTCTAAAATAGCTAACAGTACTATAACAAATACAAACATAGCTGATGGTACATTATTAGGTTCAAAAATATCTACAACAACAAGTATTACTGTTAACTCTCTAAACGCAACAACATTACAAGGTAGTACACTAAATGTTACAGGTAATACAACGTTTAATACAAAACAGTATACATGGCCAAGTTCTTATACGGGTGATAGATATTTAAGAGTTGATGGTGCAGGTAATCTTTCATGGTCTCAACCTATACAGGGGTCTGGAACATCACTAGTGTTTGCTGATGCTATACCGATTGGTGCTATAATGCCATGGGCTTCTGCATCTACTCCTTCAAACTATCTTCTATGTAATGGTGGTACTTTTAATGGTACTCAATATCCAGGGTTATCATCAATTTTAGGTGAAACATATGGTCCAAAAGTTGGTGATCTTTATAAACTACCTGATTTAAGAGGTAAAATAGCGGTAGGTTCTGGTACTAATGTACGTGACGTATCCGGAAATACAGCCACATTTACATTAGGCACTTCAGGTGGTGAATACGTTCATACACTAACTATTGCAGAGATACCACCCCACAAACACGATTTAACAATTAGGACTACTGGTTCTCAAGGAGATAGTACGGTACCTTGGGGTCTTAATAATTCTGGTACTACAGGTAATGCAGATTCATCAATAACTATGGGATTAACAGGTGGTGGTGAATCACATACAAATACTCAGCCATATTTAGTAACAAACTACATTATAAAAGCACTACCAGATCCAAAAGTAAACTTTAATTTAATTGTAGGACCTGGTTTATCTGCTAATACAGCCACAGGTAATATAGATCTTTCAGGTGGTACATTACAAGTACGTGTTGATAATACATCAATAGGTTTTGATGGTCTAAATAGACTAACTTTAGTAAATCAACCGGTACCGCAAATTGTAAGACAATTTCCTGAAAATTCTAACAATCGCAGATTTGTAGGTGATGGTTTTGCTTTTGTTGATTACGAAGGTAATGCTAGAGTGATAGGTGAAAATTCTGCTTATAATAGATTTGGTACACTAAATGTATATGCACCAGGTGCTATAGTCCCACTACCAAATAACGTAAAAGTTAGTAAATTATTTACAACTGACGATAAAACATTTATTTTAACAACAGCTGGAAATGTTTATGCTATGGGTAGAAACGATTACGGTCAGTTGGGTGTAGGAGGTACAACCAGTACTATATCATACCCTACGCAATGTAATCTCTCTAATATTACAAAAATGATATTATCTTACGATGACCGAAATCTATCAACCATGGCATTAGATTCAAATGGACGCCTTTATAGCTTTGGCCATAATGGTTTTGGCCAACTAGGTAATGGAACAACAACAAATACTGGTATAGGTAATCCAGGTTTAGTGCTTGGGTCAGTTATACCGGTTGTTGATGTAGTTGCTGCGGGTGGTTATAATCTTAGTACTGTACCTGAAACATACTGCGCATTGCTTGCGAATAGTCAAGTACGCATGGTAGGTTATGGTGGTTACGGTCAAATGGGTAACAATACAACAACCAGTACAAATACAACCTGGTTATCTGTCGTTAATCCTCTAGCGACTACACAACCATTATCAGGTATAGTAGCTGTTTATGCAGGAGGTTATGATGCATCCACTGCATTCTATGCATTAAGCGCTGGTAATAACCTTTCACTTAGTGGTGGTAGATTATATGGCTGGGGGCGCGGTGAATGGGGTAACTTTGGTAACAATTCTGTCACCGAAACAAATAGTATACCTGTACTAGTAACAACAAATGTACTAAGTGCATGGGTGGGTGGTGGTAATGGTCAACCTCCTTTTTTAATTGTTAAGAGACGTGAGGCTAACGGTAGTACTCGTATTTATGGTTGTGGTGAGAATAGCAGTGGCCAGTTAGGTACAGGTGTTACTACAAATGCAAGACAACTATCAGCTATAACATCTTTAGATGGTATAGATATTGAGCAAATATATATCTCCGGGGTAAATAGTCCAGAACCACATGTATTTGCTAAAGAAAAAAATACTAATAGAATATTTGCTACAGGTTACAACGCTCAAGGTCAGCTAGGTCTTGGAGATTACGTTCAGCGTAATTCATTTACACCGGTAAACTTCAATATAACATCATCAATCGTTGATATATATTGCAACTTTACTGATGCAATAGGTGGTACAACAACTATCTTAACAGCGGATGGTCAGACATACATTACAGGTAAATGTAGATGGGGTGCAGGTACAATAACAGATACTAACAGAGTATTTTTTGCACGAAACACACAGCTATTGTGTTAAGCAACACGGCGCCAAATATACAGACCAAAATATGGTGGTATATTATTGTGCGGTACTGCGGGTGTTAATCCACCTATAGCACTTAACCCAGTTATAGTAATAGTAGAGTAGCTTATGTTACGATTAGCAGTAAGTACTCTACTACCACTTGCAGCATCATCACTAGTTACACGTTCTGTAGCTTGTATTGCGTGGTTGTGTGGTGGTAGTTCACTAGCGGATAATCCGTGAGTATATTCACCTACGGTATCACTACCTGCACATACACTGACGCTAAATGTATTCCCATTTTTATCAGTACCAGTACCTACACCTGCTATAAATCTACCTTGAGAAATTTGAACCCATGTAAACCCCAAAAAGCTAGCAAAACTTGAGTTAGAAGTAGTAAAGTATACACTATTTATAGGATATATAGTATTTAATATCGACTGAAACGCACCGGATGACGTGGGTATATCAAAATTACTGGCAGAGATAGTACCAACCACGTTAAAGGGACCTGTAACTCTAGCACCGTTATTTATCGTACTTATAGAAAAAGAACTTTCATTACCCATACCATCGGTTATAACTGAAAGCTTCGATGTTAATGTGTTATTAGGTGCTGCTTCAGTACCGATATTTAAAACAGATTTGTATGTTTGTTCGATTGTTTTGGTCGATAAATTACTCATAATATTATTTAATTAAATGGTATAACTTGTGTTGTTGAATACTTGGTATTAATAATTGTTGGTTCAATAATACTTAATATTGTATGTTGATAATCAAGTATTTTCTTAAAAACACGATTTACAACTTGGGGTGATATATTTTCATTTACACCTACAAAATAATCGAGTGTCTTTTCTTTTCTTATATTAGATACATCGTCTACAGATAGTACAGAAACGCTATCGAGTAGTAGATCATAATTTGTATAATTATATGATAACTTAGACTGAATAAAAGATACAAATATATCATGATTGTATAGCAACTTATATAACATTCTATTAAACGTTATGTTATTAACGTAATCTTTTTGTAGTAAAATATTACTCTCATTGTATATACTAAAATGGTTCTTTTGTAATGTACTTGTTAGATCATTTTGCTCTTGAAACAGCATAAATCTATTGGTATCATATATCATGATATAATCGTAATTATTATCTGTAATTATACTAGAAAATGAAAGGCTTGATACAGAAGATATGGTGGTATTACCCCATATAAATTTGCCTATTTTATTCTGTAATTTGTTTAAGAATAGCTTATATACATTTTTAGTTGTACTAACATATACAATGTTACTATCATTATATGATATTTTGATTTTATTACAATATTCGCCTATATCAAGAATGATATTCGTACTAACAACCTCTGCTGTAGTATCTAATAAAGGTGACGATTTTACAATTACACCTGTTTTGGTCAGTATATATAAGTTTCCATTTACATCTTTCTCTATATAACAGGGTTCGTTTGTTTGAAATACTTTACTATTAACGTATTTTGTAGTAAACGTCATCTTTGAGTTGTATATGTATACTGTAAAAGAAGATCTATCATAGACGTATAATAAATCGTCAATATAACGTACAACAGATGGTTCAATCAAACCACCTATTATGTGCACTAATTTCGGGTTATTTAAAGAAACTCTACTATTATTGAGTGTTGAGTTAATACTAATCTTATAAACCTGTTTATTATCCTTATCTGCAATATATAAGTTACCGTTGCTATCTGCATCTATTGAAGATATATTTAAGAAGTTTATTTTTGAAGTTGCGTCTACCGCAGTTGCAGATGCAACTGCTCTAAATGTATTAAATTGATTATTAAAATTAAATATGAAATATGCGCTTGGTGTCTGTGTTACTACGTTTAGATTATCACCGTAAAAATTCTTTACTAATAATATATCACTTATTGCAGTTAGTTGCGGGTTTACAGACTGTATACCATATGCACCGGAGTTAGCTGATGATTTCCAGTTTAATAAGGTGCCTCCGTTTGAAGTAACAGACGCATAGGCGGTATAACCATTCGGTAAGTTATTAGTTAATGCAGAGCATCGTCTGTATAAATCGAAAAAATTACTAATGATTTTACCAATTTTTAAATTAATCGAATTCGAATTTACGATTTCATTACTGCTAAAGGTTATATCCTGTTCGTTATACGGTAACGATGTATCTGTGAGCGGGGTATAGTTAAAATATCCTTCGTTGATAATAAAATCATTTAAAATGTTAGATTGGTTCTGTAATTGTGCGGAAGTATTTGTATAATATCTATTAACATATGCAATATTGTCTTTCAGGTTATAAAAACCTGTATATGCAGACCCGTTATAGGTAAACGTATCACCTTCTGTGTAATTATAAATGTTCATCGTATGTCAAGATTGTATGTAATATCGCTTATATTTGAAGGTAGTATAGATCTAACTCTATCATTAACTACACTTGTCAAAGAGCTTGCGGTTGTACTATCAACGTCTAATCCTTTAATATAAACTAATACTTTATTAGATAATCTACCAGGTATGTTATACTTGAAGATATTATCTACGGTTTCTATAGAATTTCTATCATCACAAGTGAAGTCGATGTTTATATTGTCTATAGTTATACCTCTCATATAGAGATACTTAATAAAGTCATCTGATAAGGATATGTTGTATATATTAAAATCTGATACATCGAAACCTGTTGCAATTATTTTTTGATTTGTTATGTAGTCTGTTATTGACTTGTCACTATAATTCTGATTACCTAAGTATAGAATATTTTTAACTATAGTGTCAATAGATAATAAATTAGTAGGTGTACTAATGGAATTAGTTAGTACACCATTAACGTAAACATTAATTACACCGTCGAGTAAATTAAAGTCCATATCAATATGGTTATCTAGGTATTGTAATGGTATTACGTCAATAATTGAATTATCGTTCAGTACATTAACTGAAGAGTAATTAAACGCCCAATACGATACAGGTGTGATTGCAGACCAACTGTGAGCATATGTACTCCATACTCTTGCAGATGTTTGTGTAATAAATGTATTTGGTAAGTTTACTGTTAAACAAAGCTTATCTTCGTAATTTTTATACGTATTTTCTGCGAAGTAAAATCCAGTACAGTTAACAAACGCGTTATTTCCAGACACTGAAGAAATTGATAGGCTATATGTTGATAGAATCTTACCTGTAGTAAGGGATATCTTATCAGCAATAATATTATTATTAGTGTCTCTTGAAAAGATTAAAGGTAGAGTTTTATAATCTTCGGATATAAAGTCTATTTTGAAACCGTTGACAGCTGACTCTGAAAGGCTTATAGTAGATAATAGCTCTCTATCTGTATTAAAAATCTTTAAGCTATTGTTACTCTGAATATAGAGATTATTATCGTGACTACTTATATCGTCTATTTTATAGACTGTACTCAACCCGACATACGAGGTATTTGTAGGTAGATTAGTAAACAATACATATTTGTCTGATGACAGACTTGCACCAAAAGTATCGTTAATATTTATACCTTTTTCTCCAGGTAATGTAAAGGTACTATCTGTTGATGTGGTAATTACTGAACTTGCCCCGTTAGATAGTGTTGTTGAGAGAGCAGTTACGAGTGTCTGTAGATCTGTAATGTAGACAGGGCATGGTGATACATTTTTGGTGGTAAATATAGCTTTATTACCTTTACCATAAAAGTGTCTGCTAGCAACCGATGTTTTAATTCCGTCAGGTATATCTGTATTGTAATTAATTATTTGACCGGTAATGTCAGTTCTAAATAACCCGTTAGATGTGCGTAATACTATATCTGTTGTTTGTGAAACATAACAGATATCAGATATGTTACCTACAGCAACAGGGTCATATGTATTCTTTTTTATAAGATTGAAATCAGTATCATAAAAATACACCGCATTGTTTTGCTGTATAATTATGAAAGGTGTAAAGTAAAAATTTTTACGTAATGCAAAACCTATATTATAATTGTTACCTAATAACTGATATGCTTTTGCATTTTCGAAATCTTTTGCTTTTATCCTAAAGGATACGTTAAATCTACCAGTACCTATACTACCTATATCAAAGCTATCATATACAGAACCGTTAAGTAATAGTTGTTCAGTTTCAGGTTCTTCATTACCTGTATTTATATCGTAAGGTATAATAGTTTGTCTAAGTAAATTAACGTCTTTACCACTTAAAACATTTTCTATATATTTATTACCTATTCTTGCATAGTAGTAAGTACTATTTGGTTCGAACATTAGTGCTGACTGTATATCATAAAAATTTAATTTAGTTAGTCCGATATTTTCTACAAAACTATCTAGCTCTGATTTAAATGTAAACACCTGCGATGTACTAGAACTGAGTGCATTTATGTATGATGTATTTTGTGGTATATAATATCTATCGTACCAAATACCATCTATGATATTAAACCATGAGCATAAAAATATACCATTTGACTCGTTAGCAGTATTAACATTTTTGTTATTATCAAGTAATTTATAAACCCTATCACTAAAGTAAGGAGAAGTTGCAGCGTAAGCACCAGCTTCTTTTAACCCGGAATCGTTTATATTAATTCTTGTAAAAGGTGCTATTGTATCAGGCAATGTAAATTTGGTATACTTATCAGGTGTTATTAAGTACTCTTTTGTAAAAAAATTAAAACCAAGCTGTAATTTTTCGTTAGATGTTTCTTGATAGTCGTTTGTTATAATTGCATTATAATTACGTTGTTGCTTGTTTTTAAAGAAAGGTACTCTATTTACAAAGTTATTTTTAGAAGTATAATTTTTTAAGTTAAAAAGATCTACATTACCATCGACTGATGTTGCAGATGGTGTCCAGGTTTCGTAAGGTGAATATACTAAGAAGTTATTTTTTATATTGGTTAACGAATTATTATTATCTATATTAACACCTGATGTATATAATACAAAATTTTGAGTATTATATACATTTGTGTCTCTTGCTTGTCGATTAGTTAAAAAATTTATTCTAGTTTTATTTAGCGCTGAAGGTGTACCTACACTTAAACTATAGACAGCGCTTGAAGGTGCACCGTAAACTAACCACCCAGTGCCACTTGTAAGTGTGCAGAATAGGTTAATGATATTATTATCAGAGTCGTATAGATAATTAAAATATGTTGCTGATGCTGGTGAAAATATTAAGGTGTTGCTAATATTCTCTCGTACAAATAGATATTTTTTGTAATACTTATCATAACTCCAAAGTAAGCATATATTTTCACCACTAGTTAATGTATAAAAATCAATTACGAAATTTTGAGCATAACTTGAATTACTTGCTGTTATAGTTGCTTGCGATGCTGAAACCAAACTGTTTGGTATTAATGTAACGTATTGATTTGGTGTATCTTCTATATAAAGTTGTGTAACAATAGAGTTGTTTAAACGCTCAGGTAAGATCTCATCCATTATATCTTCTTTAGAAAAATTAAATGTGAGATAGTTATCTGTATAATTCTTTATTATACAGTCGTTAGAACTTAAGAGAAAATTGTATTCTGTCAATATACTACCTTGCTGTGTACCATACGTAACACTATCAAGATTAGCGGTATCATCTGTAAGCGTGAGATTTACAGGTTTAAGCGTACTATAATATTCAATACCAATAGCCATTTAACAATATTTACAAAATAGTATTAGCTATCTACATCAGAATACCATTTTTGTAAAACTTCAGTTGAGATAAATTCGCTAAAATGATCAAAAACAGGCTTTGTATCTAAGTTTAATTCTTTATGACCTATAAAATAATTTTTTACCTTATCTTCAAGTGTTAGCCTATATGGTACACCGTTAGGTCTTGCAAATCTATGTAACCATCGTAAAAATGGTAGACATAAAACTTTTTTACCATTTTTACGATATTTTTCATGTATATAACCTTCTTCACCACCAAAACCTCTAAATTTAGAGTTAAATCCTAACCATGCGTCTTTTCTGCAAGCAAATAGACCCATTCCTTGAGCAGGTATTTCAAACGGTTGATTATTTATATTCAATCCACGAGGATCTGTACCCCAGGTACCCCACATTTGACCTCTCCAAACTAAGTCAAAATGTGTGGAAATGTGTTTTATATCATCATATAACAGTGGACCGTGTAATAGATTTCCTTCATCTAACCCTTTAACAAAAAAATCTATTAATATTTTTATTGATCCTGGATATAGTAGTACGTGACTATCGATACACATAACATACGGTGTATTTGCATATTCAAATATTTTACCTTTTACGAAAGTTGATGAGTACTCCCTAAAAGGTATAACTTTACCATTTGGAACTGAGGATATAAAACTTCTTAATGCCTCACCATGCTTACTATCTGGATTGTTATCAACAACAATTATTTCAATATCGTTAAGTACTTCAGAATGATATAGTCTAATCGACTGTATCGTAAAGTACACACCATCATAATCATCAAACGTTGGAATTCCAATTGTTAGCTTCATTGTATGTATCTATTAATACCTGTTGTAGTTTATTTTCAACTTCTACAATTTCGAGTTCATTTACAGTTATATCTCTACTATAATAGGAAAATACTCTGCTTGAATAATAATTAATACCATCTAGTCTAGAAGTTGGATTAGGTGGGTATACAACACTAAGTGATTGGTTGAAATATATTTCTTCTATAGGTACTCTATTAGATATTGGTGTACTGTATACATTAGGTGCTGGGTAATAAGTTCTGGAGGTTAATGCAAAAGAATTTGTTAACCCACTATTATAAAACGCCATCACATGGCACCCGTCTGATAATGAAGGTGTACGGGTATTTAAAGGTAATATATCTACTGCTACATCATTACATATTATAAGTTGCCACACTCTATAAAGGTAGTAATCTATACCGTTTACTGTTATATTTGTGGCACATGCCGGGAAAGTATGCGTTGTATTTCCTGGTATAATATCCCGTCTAGACGTAAATTGTAAGGGTGAGTTAAATTCAAGATATTGAGGTGTGTTTGATTGAGTTGTAGTAGTCGTTGTGCTAGTAGTTGTGGTAGGTGTGTTTGATTGAGTTGTAGTAGTCGTTGTGCTAGTAGTTGTGGTAGGTGCTGTAGATAATGCTATTGTGTTTAATCCAATATTGTAAAATTGTCTACCGGATAATGTTATTGTATGTGGTGTCTCAGTTTGAGTCTCTACACTTATGTTTTTTATAACAGGTATATGAGATGGTATCGTTCCAGACCAAGGTGATATATTTAATGAGTCTACTATACGGTCTATTCTACAAATAAATCCACTTGCATCGTTAGTAGGCGTTCTACCCGCAAATATCAAACCCACACATTTCCATGTTGATAATGAAGGTATAGTTGAGCTTAATAAAGCAAATACAGCTGTTCCAGAATCTCCACCCTGGGTTACTGGAAATGCTTTTTCTTTACTTCTCAATGTAATACAGTCTTTAAATAATAAAGGTTTAGTGTTAGTGTAAACATTTACAAGTGAACTTGCACCTATGCTATCAATTATAATCTTATCGTTCGTTCTATTATTAATACCAAAACAACCATCTACATTATAGCCTAAAACACTAAAACTACTATTGGAGTTAAAAAGTAGAGTTTCCTTGTTACTGTTACTTGAAGAAAATACACCATATACATCATCCGCTGTAATCCCTGGTATTTTCGTAAACGTGTTAGAGTTAGCTTGTGCTTGTATAGCAGTTAAAGGGTTTGTGCTGTATGTTACATTGTAATTACTATTACTATCTGTATTCTTTTTAACATAAATTTCACCACCAGATAGAATACCTGTAACTGAATTGTATCCATCATTTACCGCTTTTATATTACCTTTAAAACTTGGATAAAATATTATACTTGTGCCTTGACTAGATGAACTAAAAATTTCACATAATACATCATTTGTAGATAGTGCAAATAACCTCGAAGATAATAAATTACAGTCTAATATTTTTTTAAAATTACCAACATTTAAAATATTGCTATTTAATGAATAAGGGGTATTAGTAACAGGAAATGAAGAAAAAGATGCGTAGTTATAGTAAGAAGGTATAGAATAAAAGATTTTATTACCTGATAATGCAACAAGTGAGTAGTTAAATAAAGCTATTTGGTCCCACTCACCAGGTAACTCAACCCAAGTAGTTGTACTATCTGCAGATAGACCATAACCAATAGTCTGACTAGTACTATTGTTTCCTATCACATTTATCTTCTTGTCTTTTAAGATATAAATATTTCCGGAATATATTTTTAAATCTATATTATCATAATTAGGTAATTGATTCGGTAGTACGCTGTACCTGTCAGAATAATTATATTGGTATCTAGTGCTAGTTCCTGACGAGTATAGTTTATTATCTACACCTAAACCTACAAAAAAAGTATTATCTAACCAAACGTCTTTAAACTTCATAGGTAATAGACCAAATTCTAATCTACTACCACCTGGTACTATATTTATATTACCAAAAAAAAGCAAATTAAAAGAACCATGACCACAGTGATATACGTCTGTACCACTAAAACCAAATAGAGTTGTACCGTAATATGTTTTATAGTGTTTTACCTTTGTAAATATGCTAGACAATTGTGTTTGATTGGTTATAAGATCTATTGGTACTGCATGGGTATCTTTTGTATATATGTTTCCAGGAAACCCCATAGGCCCTAATGTTCTACCACTTCTGAATACAGGTGATTGAAAATTAGGTGAATTAGGGTCAAGTAAAGAATCAATCTCTTGTGTTGTTGCAAATTGATAAGGTCCAGGTACATTAAACCCTATAACTTGATTAGAAGATGTATCTATAATGTTATAATTTTGTATATGTACAAGGGCTGCATCAATGTAATTATTATCTAAATTAAATGTTTGACACCTCTTATGTCTACCTATAGTATGTTGAGGCCATATTGATATAGCACCATAAGGTGTGTATTGTGAAGATGCTGGCTGCCTTGCAGATAAAATAGCTGTATTTAAATTTGTACCAGATACAGATAGATAACCAGACATTTGACTCTGCGCATACACGTGGTTGTTTGAAAGACAGCAAATCGAGTTATCTGTATTATCTTTAACGATCAATCCTAATGTAGCGTCGGAACCTAATGTATGAATTGATGATACACCACTTTTCAATGGTCTATGTATGTTTCTTGAAATACTTAGAGGTATTACAAGAGGGTCCATGGTATTAAAATAGGTTGTTGCTTGGATTTTAATATCTTCTACTTGGTGCGGTACGTATATAGGTAATTCACCGCTCAAATTCTCTACATTATTATAACTATCTAAAGTACTAATCGTACCAGTCTCTAACACATCTGTAATAACGTCTGTACCATCTAAAGTAATTGTTAGAGGTAATATCTCTTCAGGTAACAACTCTTCGATTGATTTCTTTTTTGTAACAAAAAACTTAACACATATCTCATCAGTATCAATTAAATCTACTTCTTTGGTAGATATGCACCAGCCTACAACGTTAGGGTATTGATCTGAAAAATTCTGTGCGTTTAGAAACTCTTTTAAGCTCGTTATATTCATTTTATATTATATTTATATTACCTGAAACTGACGGTGTTAATGCGTTTACGTAGCATATAGTACCTGTAGATGATGGTGTCCACATGATTGTACCTGTGGTTATACCTGAGGTACTGTTGTTACCGTATATATCTGTTATTGACGATGTGTCAAGTGCACTATTTCTTATTGCAAACGGTATAGATGTACCTACTATGAGGTCGTAATTAGTGTTAGCAGATAGTGTAATTGTTGGATTACTACCTGATGATTGATCTGTTCTAAATTCACCACTAAAAGACGATACGTTTATAACTACAGAGCTTGAAGTAAACAACATACTATAAACTGTAGTAGTTGGTGAGGGTGTAGTAGTTGTGGTCGTTGTCGTTGTAGTTGTGGTCGTTGTGGTTGTTGTGGGGTCGGGTGGGTCGATCGGTGGTAGAGTTGTTGTAGTTGTAGTAGTTGTTATTGGTATTTCAGGTTCTGGTATTATAATAGGTGGTAGGGATATTATAGGATCCGGTGCACTGCCTAATGAAAATAGTAAGTTACCGTCAATACTACCATTAAAATTTATATTTTTAACCTTTATAGGAAAATTACCAGACCATGTTATACCTACACGCACACTATCAGGTACTTTACTTAAATCTATATTCGTATTATATGTTACAACTTGTTTATATATATCGTCTTCATACGTATATAACGTTACCTGTTGCATATTGTTTTTAAATGCAACTCTAAATACATTCCATTCATCATTGAATGGTTTTGCAAAACCAGGTATATAATTCGAACCAACGTATTCAAATGAGGATAGTTTTCTTACAACAAAGCTACTAGGCTGTAATGTATTAGTACCTGTATTAAATTGTTGTAATCCACCGTTTGATGTAAAAATACCATCTACATCATACATCGCACACATAAAAAAACCACTAACTGCTGAAAAAGGTGTTGTGTTAGTATCCGTAATAATACCTAAACCACCACCAGCACCACCACCAGTTAATGTAGTTACTCTGCTATCTAATAGAAATACACCAAAACCATCATATATTGTGGAGAACTGCAAACCTAAAAAGTCATCATTTTGCAATAAGAGTCTGTCACCTGTTTGCAATAATAAGTTACCTAAAGATACTCTTTCTTCAGGGTCTTGTATCAAAAACGAAACAGTTATATCATTATCTGTTTTAAATGCTTGTTTATAAAGTATATTGCTACAAAAACCTGATGACATGTAATTATTTAGTAAGTATTATCAATTAGTAAAGAACCCGGATTTATCTAAAGTACCTTTAAATTTAACTTGTTGTGTTTTGAATCTTGGTATTACAATTGTAAAATCGATAATATATTGAGATTCATCAAAAAGAGGTGTGACATTTATATTTTTAATAGATATCCTAGGTTCAAACTTGGTAACTGCATTTAATATTGTTTCACCTACGAGTCTTGCACGTTGCTCTGTTACAGGTAAGAATAGAAGGTCCCCAAAGTTGCAGCCAAAAGGTGGATTTAATATTTTTTCCCCTGGTGATGTAGTTAGTATACTCGTTATTGAGTTCTTAATTGCACCTTCGTTATTGTCAACTTGTATATCAGCAATTTGACGTATTTTAGCTAGCTCATCACTAAACGTTCTATTTAGCTGTAAATCCATTCTAATATCGGTGTATATATTAGTGTTACTTCTATTTGCATCTGTATTTTGTAAAAAATCTAGCACAATCTTTGCCATTTAAATATTTACATAGAGAGAAAAATATCAAACTTAATAAATAATAATATGCAGAAAAAGTTTCTCACCCTTATAGAAAACACTATCGTACGTAATACTAATGGAGGCTTACTTGTTGGTGATGTTGTAAAATTAGCTGATGGCTTTAAAACTAAAGAAAAATTTAAGGAATTACCTGATATTACAAAGGAGAAAATATTAGACTTTTCTAAAAGTGATCTCAACTTGTTTATAACAGCAATTAAAACAGAATATCCTTCAAGCTACACTTCAAGTGAATTAAATAGGGGTGGTTGTTTTTATGTCGAAATAGCCCCAGAGTTAGCTCCAGGTTTACTAGATAGACAAAATAAAGTAACAGTTTGTGCTTCATTACTTATCCCAGATAATAATTACCCTAACTTACCAAAAATACCAGATTCAATAAGAAGAAAAGAAAAGATCAACATGAAACCTATACCTGTTGGTGCTTATGAAGAGAATGAAGAGACTATAAATTCACCACATAACCAAACTTGCAAAACACAGCAAGGTGATAAACTAGGTTTAACACAAAAGACATTACCCACAAAGAATACAGTTATTCCTTCTGAGACAGCAAAAGACCCCAAGATCAAACCGATCAAGGAGTCTTATGTTAATAACTATATGAATGGTTTCTAAACCTTTTCTATTTGACAAAAGCAAGCAAACGCATTTATCTCTTTATCAACTACAAACGCATCTCTATATAAGTACTCACTAACTATTAACACAACCTGACGTTTAAAATCGTCAGGTTTTTCACTGTTATATATAAAGTTTAGGTACGACTTAAGCAAATTACTGTAGTCACCTTGAAATAGAGATTCATTCTCTATTAGATGCTTTCTTAAATCTAAAACTTTCTTAGATGTTAATAGTTCATCTATCTTTTGTATGAGTGTATTATTTAACTTGATATCAGGAATTGAAAGAGTACCTGTTATCGAATATTTTTGAATACTATTGATAGCTTTTCTTAAATCAGGATAACTGTCTTTTATTACTTGGATTAAATATGGCTTTTGCTCTTGTGGTACGTTTATCTTTTCACTAACTAGTATAGATAGTAATTTCTTACCTATTGCGTTTATAGGTGGTGTAAGGTCAAAGTATTGAGTTCTACTTTGTATCGCTGTTATATTTTTATGTTTATAGTTAGCTGTTAAAATAAATCTTGTATAAGATGCATGCTCTTCAATAGCGTTACGAAGACATTTCTGACCCTCGAGAGTTATACCATCAGCTTCATCTAATATAATAACCTTAATACCACCATCTATGGATCGTATTTGTGCAAAGTTTGTTACTTTATTTCTAATAGTATCGATACCATTTTCATCTGACGCATTTATATATAGATACTGACATTTTAATATATCTTGTACAATTATTTTAGCAAGTGTTGTCTTACCAATACCAGGTGGGCCAACAAACATTAGATGAGGAATATCATCTTTAATAGAAGAGAAGTACTTTCTATTCTCGTCGGTAAGTACCATATCATCTAATGTTTTAGGTCTAAATTTTTCAACCCACAATTTTTCAAAATTTTCAATCATATTATTTTATTATCTAAGATAAACTCACCTACGCAACCTAATATATAATCTACACGTTCCTTATCATCTTTTGGTAAATCAAATAAATCAAGAGATAAAGTACTGTCATTAATCCAAACAGTGATATCACTGTTTGGATGTATTACAACTTTAAACGAATAACCTTCCCAATTTTTATTAAGTATGTCCATAATAATCCAGGAATCACACATATCACAAATCTGGCTACTCGATAAAATTTCTTTGTTTTTACTTTTTGACATCAGATGATCCAAAACCTTTTTCACCTCGATTAGTTTCGGTTACTTCAGTTGTCCATTCTGTATTTGCTTGTATTAGTGGATAAATTACAAACTGGGCAATTTTATCACCAGCTTTAATTGACTGATCTTCAGTTCCAAAATTATATAACTTTATACCGCAATCTCCTCTGTAAGGGTTATCGATAATTCCTGCGTGTGGGAATATGTGTTTCTTAAAACCTATTCCAGACCTACCTTCTACTTTAAACCAGAATCCGGGCGTTATATAGCCCACCTTAAGACCTACAGGTACTACAGCCCACCCCTTTGCTGGAATTACCATATCTTCAACCGCTGTAACGTCATAACCAGAATCACCTACATAGGGTTCTTTATGATTAGGCATAGGTAATACAGCCTTTTCATTCGTTTTAATAAATTTAATTGTAACAGGATACATATATATTCTATTATATAATAAAAATATTGAATTCAAGGGTATTTCAGATAAGTATTATTGATGGATAACAATACAGATACTAGTGACGTTGTTTCACAACTTATAGAACAGTTGAAAACTACTGCTTCTATTATAGATAAGAAGCAAAAAGATAGTGTTAGAGAAAGGTTATCCACAGATGATATTGAATCTTTAATTATCGATTCAAGTGCCAAATTAATAAAAGGTTCCGTAGACGCTGTAGATGATCTTAAACAGCTTGTACTTACAGCTCCAAATGCTGAAGACGTTGAGGCATTATCTAAATTAGTAGCAGCTGCAGCTGCAGCAATAGAAAGTCTTAATAAAGTTTATAATACAAATCGTAAAGTTGAAGCTGCTAAGATGCTAAAGCAAATGGATATCGATAATAGACAAAAATTACAGCAAGTCGAAATTCAAGGTAAACTGACGATAAACCGTGAAGAGCTTATTAAGCAAATGTTAAACGATGCTAAGACAATCGATGTTACTGTAACAACGGTTACGCAAGAGTCTGCTTAATTGTATTCTTAACGATGTTGAGGTCGTTTTTAAGTATATCTACATTTTTTGATATACCTTCCATATTTGTTATAGTGTACTTATAAAATATGGACTTTCTTTCAGGGTCTAAATCTTTAGGATTAAGCTGTTTGAAGAATGATATAAACTCATATAAATTTCCTAACACTAACTGCAACTTGTCTAGTATATCTAGTTGGTAGTAATTAATTCTATCGAAATATAATATATCTGTAACAAGGTTATTACCATGAGGTGTAGTTGCAGTGTCTTTCGTATTGTTTACGATACCTGATAGAGAATATCTTAATAAAGAGTCTGTGGTATAGGAAGCGCTTTTCAAAATAGATAATTCAGGTTTGGATATCTTATTCAATATTGTAGTAGGAATGCTATTTAAAATAAAATAGTTATCTTGATATACATCGTAATATGGTGAGGTATTATTATCAAGTATACATGTAGTATCACCTATAATGCCTACATCGTCAGAAAAATCTACGAAAAGATTATTATTCTGAATAATAGAAGAAACTATTGTTTTATATTGTTCAGATAGTGACTGATATTTTTCAATAAAGAACAATTTAAAAGTGTCGTCTATTTTTTTAGTACTTATTGGAGTACCGGTATTATCGTATTGAGGTACAATAAAATTTGTAGAGTTTAGTAGGTTATATATTTTACCGTATTCTGATAGTACATTAGTGCTTGTTTTAGCCCGCTCAAAATCAATACTAAGTTTAAGCTCCGCAATATAGTTACTAAACGCACTTAATATTGTTGTTGTGTTGTTGTAATATTGTATTGATGTGTTTTGAATAACATCTATATAATCCGGTAAAAGTGTGGTTTTATAACTCATATAATATCCTCATTTATCTTTGGGTCAGTAAAATGATATGTCTTTACTGCAATTATTTTATCGTAAAATGAATTGTCCTTAAATACATGCTTTACATCTATGGTATAATAAATTCCAAGAAATTTATTATCAAAATCATTATCAATATACGAACCTCTTCTATCGATAGAAAAAAACCTACCACCACCTCTTGCTAAATTACCTTTTACTAATATCTCTACACCCATATTAAGAATAAGGGCGTTAAATAGTGCTTTATTTCTACCTTGACTTAAAAGTACTAAAGGGTCGTGATATGTTGAAAATATATTGTCAAATGTTTGATTTGTTTTCTTTAGTATATTGTTTATAAAGCTAGGGTATGGTTTTTGAAATTTACCTTTAAGCACATTAACATAGTTTGAAGTAAAATCTCTTTTTACTTCTTCAATATCACCATCTACACAATCCATTATAAACGACTTATTTTCAAAATCATATGCATGCACTATCTTAGTTTTAACTTTGTTGGTATATATATCTGCAGGTACGTTGAAGAAATTTACTTCAATTACATCACTCATATCACCCATTTCAAGTGTTAAACTTGGCTTTTTAATATCATTTATAGATACGTTATCACTATTTTGTGCACCAGTTATGTTGAAATTTTCAATAAACTCTGAACCACCTGCATCTAAATCTCCACGTTTAATATAAGCATTTCTAAATATATCAGCAGTACTTCTTAAAGTAAACTCACCAGTATAACTGTTCTTTTTAAATAAAGAAAAATCATTACTACTATCACCAGATACGTGTAAGCTTAAAAAGTAGTCAATATCATCCATTGCAGACATATCTGACGGTGATGAGAAAAATAATTTATACGATCCTTGTTCAAAATTAGGAGTTGATCCATCTGCTGCAGTTTCAAACAGACTGTCTTCTTCAAGCGCTTTTGTAAGTATTGCTTTTATGCAATCACCTGTATAAGCTTCTCTAAGCGTATCACTTGACTGTGCTGTATTTACATTTTTAACTAAATCAGATGTTGTAAAGAATACTTTACGTTCTTTTAGAATTTGATAATCTAAGTCAACTATATCATATCTCTTTAATTTACCTTTATCCGAAGGTAAATTAGTTTCATTAGACAATACAAAGTAATAGTTTAACCCGAAGAATTCATTGAACTTATCATTGGGAGCGTTAAATTGATCTTCACCATCTAATAATGGTATTATAGTGATATATAAAATATCTCTACCATCACCTCTTACCTTAAATCCAAAATTACGCTCAAAGTCACTGTTTAACTCTTTATTTGTGTCTTCTGATACGTATCTTTCTATAACGTCGTCGGTGTTATCTACTATAATATAACCATCTAAGTAGAAATTAAAAATATTATCACTTAATGAAAGTTCTTTAATAGATGTTTTTGTTAGTGTAACTGCTGAATCAGCATTAAACAATATAGCTCTAAATATATAATATTTGTTATCTATTATATATTTAAATTGATCGAATAACGATGTATCTCCTACTTTATACCTCATTGTAATTGTGCTTTAATACTATCTAGTATGGGTTTTATAAATTCTTTTTTAATAATTTTAATTGTTTTTCCTACTAATTTAGGGTCTTGTGGGTATTTAATTTCATTTACCACACATATCAACCACCACAACTGCGTGGTACCATAAGCTTGATAACTCAATACAGAGAATGGTGTATTTTTTTGTATGTTATATGTGAAAAAATAATCATTATTGATATCTTTAGGTAATGTAATCTTTTTTATAATGTTATAAAAATAAAAGTCTTTTTCACCTGTTTGATATAATTTGAATATGTTTTCATAACGATATAGCTCTAACTCTTGTAAATCGTCTATATTATTCTGATAGTTACCGTCCATATGTATATTTAATTATAAGGTTTGTTTTGTTATGGTTACAACGTTTCGTTGTAATCCTGCGAATAAGAAGTTTCTTGTCTCTTCATTTAGACCTGTAATTGTCATAGTTAGTTGATAAGCATCAGGTACAATAGTTGTAATATTTTCTATTATGCTGTTATCTTTACTTACTACATTGGGTACAGGTATCACCATTAATCTTCTATTACCTAAAAATTCTATATTTAGATTCTGAATATATGCATACGGTAATGATACTACACCTGGTATATCAATACTGTATATTACAGGTAAGTCTATTATATTTTTATCATAACGACCCGGTCTATTTTGATATATTAAAGCAAATAATAATTGCCAATTATTCGATATATCTGAAAATGTACCTGTATTTAATAATGGAATTTTTACTGTGATAGATCTACCACTTTGACCGAATGCAAATTGCTGAGATTTTTCAATATAAGTACCTGGTTTAAGTAGACCTGCAAGATTTTTTGATATCTCACCTACATCTGAAACTATATCTAGTAGACCTGTGAATAGACCACCACTGCTCTCTAAATTGTATGATGCATTTGAATCAAAGTACTTATTATCAAAGTAAGGAAAGATATATTTGAATCCTGTGTCTTCGGTTATATACAACCCAGAGTAAGGTTCGAGTGCAGGATTATTAAAGGTACCTACAGCTGATTTAATACCATCAATCCCCCTTTTTAACGACTCTATAGACTGTTTACCAATTTCTGACTCTTTAAATGCCTGTATTGCTTTATCAGTTATCCCACCTGTTGCGATACCACCTAGCTCAGTAAGTGATTTTGCAATAGTTGCACCACCGTCCAATGTTGCAAAAACGCTATAAGCAGCATTAGCTATAGAATTATTTACAAGAATTCTTTTTTCATACATGTAAATTGGTGGTACGTCTAATCTAGCATTTTTTGGACTTTTAGTCCATTGAAAATCTTTTATTACATCTATGTAGTCTGTAGACGCGGCATCGGCTCCGTAATTTTTAAAACGTAACTGAGATACATCTGCACCATTTACTTGTGCAGATGTAACAGGTGAAGAATTACCTCTTGTTAATATAGGTAAAGCGCCGTTTCCTTGCGGTGGTAATGTTAAGGTCCAAAGATTCATATTATGTGTAAGCTCGTTGTAGGTCTCTTATAGAGGTTGTTTGAAATACATTTGTGACAGTATTATTTGTAGATACTACGCTATTATTGTTATTATTAATATTGGATATTTTATTAGCTAATTCAGCTAATAATCTCTTGCTTTCATCTAATATTTCTAATTGCTTATATAATAGCTTATTGGATTCATCTGTTGCCTGTTTTAGTTTAACTAAATCTTGACTATTACTATCTACACCACCATCTACAGACTCGTAATTGATTGGGTTGATAGATTCGTCTGCATCTTCAGGGAAAGGATCTTTGTTAGTATCTTCTATATCTATTTTAGTCGGGAAGGGTATTTGATTAGGAGATGCTTCATCGGTTAGTGCATCTATGTTTTCTTCTTTATTTGCTTTTGCTTTTTCTATTTTAAGTTTTTCTGTAGCTGCTTTTTCTTCTGCTTCAGACTTTGCAATCTCTGCTTCTATACCTGGTATATCCAGACCCATTACAGACGCTAGTTTACCTTTGACACTAACACCAAAGATTTCAAAATCGGGTATCATATTCCAAAGACCTAGTACTAGTTTATTTTTTATCTTTTTAAAGAAATCTACTAACATTACACCTTTTGGTTTTGCTTTACCTCCTGCTACATCTGAACCACCTGCTTTATAATCCAAGAAAGCATTTAATACGCCTAGACCTATACTTAAAGCGGTTCCATAACCAGGTACTATACTTGCTATACCCGAGGCTACGTCAATTAACCCACCAACGACATCACCCTTTTTAAATCTAGTATATGCAGAGTACCAATCAATTAAACTTCCAATACCTGGTATTCTTCTCAAGATCGGTTTAAGTATTTTTGAAGCACCACTAAGAATTTTTGTAAAAAGGTCTTTACCTAAACCTTTAGTGATACCTATAAAAGGCTTTAATAGTCCTGTTGTAAGTCTTTTAAAACCTTCTTTTATAGGTCCAAATATTTTTTTGAAAAAATCTATAGGCATTATAGACTTTACTTTATTTAAAATAAAACCTATACCTTTCATTACTGTTAATGCAACTTTCTTAAATGCACCTTTTAGTCCAGAAAAACCACTCTCAATCAAATCGAGTGGTAGTAGATTTTTGATAAACTTTAATAACCCTGAAACCTTTTTAAGTAAAACGTTACGCATCCACTTTATACCCGCTAATATACCACCTTTACCTAGTAGTGTGAGTAAACCTTTTAGTGGGCCATCATTTAATAACCCCATAATAAGTGCCGCTAATCCGCTAAGTATTAATAGTGCAGGCCCTATTAAACCTTTTATAAATTTCATAAAACCACTGTCCTCCTTAACAGCTTCTTCCTTTTTAATTGTTTTTGCTGTAGGTATTAGTGATTTTAACTTTCTTAAAGCTTTAACCCCGATATCATCTAAAGACATCGGTATCAACTCCTTAACAACACTTTCTTGTTTAGGATTTTGTCGAATATTGTTACCTAAGACATTTTTTACATTTTCAGGTGCCTTTTTTGATTTATCAGAGATAGGCTTATCTTTAGACGCAGCAATATGTTCTGACAATCTTCCTGTTGTTTGTGTTAGTAATAATAATACATCAGCTAGACTTCTATCTGCCATGTAATTATTTAATACTAGATTATATTACAAATAGATCAGGCAAAATATCTACGTAATATTCTGTATTAGGTATTCTGGTTAGCTCTTTTTCTAATTCTCTTATATCTGTTATAAATTTTATAATATTAATAAACTCTGATGAATCTATAGCTTCTAGTATTGTAAAATTGTTAGCAGTAGAAGATGTTGATGTTGTAATAACAGTATCAGAAGATAGTATTTTTATTGATTCTACGAATTTAAGTATCTCTCCAACGTATAAATCACTTATAAACCCCTTAATCCTTTCATCGTTATCTTTATGTATTTTAAGGATATGTTGATTTACCTTATTATCTATCTCAATAGTTGGTACTTTTAATGTAAATAAAAAATTGTTACTTGCTACAGTCTTTGTAAGAGAGGGTATTTTTACACTAGAGTTTTTATCAATTATACTAGATAGACTAAAAGATTTATCGTCAATTTTTATTACATCTTGCATTTGCTGTCTTAGCGTTAGTACTAGATTAACTCTATCGATTGTTGTTATCTGCTGTGTATCAGGTGTATTTTGGTTTATTATCTTATATATATTAGAGTTAAAATTTAGTAAAGATATAGTTGTGTCTATAGTAGATTCGATAATAGTTTTTTGTTGAGATAAGCTAACAGGTAGAATATCTACGCTTTTGTTGAGAGTTGGTAAAAACCCGCTTATAGGCTTTTTTATCTTTTTTACCTCATTTAGAATATTATCAAATTTTTCGCTCATGTATTATTTTATGATTGGCTTTGTATTAATCAATCATCCTGTTGTTTTTCTTGTGTTTTAATCTCTTCTTTAAATTTGTCTATTAAAATTTTACATTCAGGGTAAGGCATTGTTTCGAAATCATAAGTATTAAATCTAAGATGCCTTCTTAGATCGTATTCAAAGTTGAGTACATTTTGATACTTCTCGTCGTATATGTACTTAAAAAAGTGAATAAATGAACCATCAAGTAAATGAACTACATATTCTTTATCTAATTTTATTGTAACTGAGTAATTTGAATATTTGGAAGTTATTTTTGAATGTATGTCTGTTACTGGTATTGTAGGTAGATACGACAGTATTTTTTCTCGTTCATCTTCTGTTAGTGATCGTAGATCTACTGTAGTACCTTCTTTTAGCGTAACTGAAGATATACTATTTTGTATAAATCTTACTGGATTTGCTAATGTGTCAGTAAAATTAGTAGGTAGTTCTATATGATATATAATACCATCTACAGCTACATCTATAGGCTCTATCTTTTTATTAATTTTATCTAGAATAATATCTGTTGGAATATTTACTGTAACATTATCAGTCAGAAGGGATATGTGTTTACCAATAGTTATTTCTCTTATAAAAATTAGGATAACTATTTTATCTAAAATGTTAGGTATAAAGGTTATATCTGTTGTTTTTAGTATTATATTATCAAATAGTTCTGAAAGATCTGATATATTTTCGTGTGAAAATAAGCTCTTACAAAACGACTTATATTCTACAAACGACAACTCTCTTATTTTTATATCTATACCTTTAGTGCACAGTCTAACTTTTGTGTGTGGATATAGGTGCATTATTTCTGGAATGGAGATATACGAGGAACGATACCTTTGATACCTCTATTAGATATAGCGTCAATTATATCTGGTAAAGGTAAATAAAGTGTATCTTTTAAAGCATATCTACTATATGTAAAAGATACGTTGTAGGTATCCATACCTTCTGTATCATATTTTAGGTTTCTTGTTGACAGATTTAACGGTACACAATCATAAAAACTCCAGACTTTTCTTGGAATCATTGATAGGTTTTGATAGGATCTGGAGTATTGTATAAGAGTTATATTACATTTAGGGTTTTTTCTTATTTCTTCCTTATTATTGGGATCTCTTGCAACATAACCATAATGTGAAGCCATTATTAGCCATGGTCTGATAACTAGATCAGTAAATGAAGTGTTTGTTTCCATGAACTGAAGAGTTAATTGTTGATCAGTAAATGGTGATCTATTAGTTAATACACTACCAGGTATAAATCCTCTATTATTATCAATAGTTGCTGTTTCTACTCCAAGATTTTCGGAGGGTATATCTGCACCTTGTAAAAAGATACAACCTACTACACCTTGCATTGGTGTAGATGTTAATATTTTTTTAGCTCTATCAATGTCGAAGTTTTTCTTATCACCATCTACGAACTCTAAACTTCTCATCATTGATGTGTTGAGGCCTGATGGAAATGTATCGAATATAGCTATAAATTGTGTTCTTAAGGGTATGGTACCTACCCATGATTGTAAAGAGGTTAAAAAATAATCTCTAAAACTTATTAATGGCACACCAGGTATGTTCATACCAAAAAGCTGTACATTAGGTTGTGCTAGTGTACCACCAGCAAATTGGGACGCACCTGTTATAAAATTACCTGTAGCATTTAAGATACCGGACATACTAATATTTAGTTACAAACCTGCTTTTATGAGTTTTGTATAATATTTTGGATCTTCTGACAAGTGATCTAAAGCAATTTTAGCCGCTATCTTTTCATCGGTCGTGTGTTCTTTTTCAACCTTAATACCTTTTTGTAGTTCGTTTCTATCTACATTGTACTTTTTTGATAGTTCTTCTATATTATAATATGTTTTAAATTTCATATAGATATTAAAAAACCTTACGATATCGTAAGGTTTTTTTATTAAAAGTATATTAACCTGTTTTGCGCCAGTAATGGTAGGCTACTGTAACGTTAAAATTTTGCAACTCACCAGTAGCAGTCATATCATATTCAAGTGCTGCAACATCTCTAATACTAACACCTACGAGTTGATATTGTGCTATTTTATTAAGCTGTTTGTCTAATTGAACTAAGTCAATTACTGCTGACTTTTTAGGTGTAAAATAGTTACCTGTCGAATTAGCATCGTTAAATGTATCGTCAACAACTCTTAAGAATTTCTCTCTTAATTGCTGTGCAGCATCACAATAAAAGTTTATTGAGTATGATTCACTGCCAGGGTATTGGACAACACCAGGTATGTTGAAATTCAACCCCATATAAGATGCTTGGAAGTTTACGATTGATTTTGCAGGTAAAGATGCTGTTCTGCAGTAAACTAAATCTGTTTCACCAATTACAGTGCTGCTGCCATCACCAAAGTTAATATTCAATACTCTAAAGAGGTTATTTCTTGAAAAGTCCTTAACCTGGGCTTGTGTGTAAAAGTCTTGTATACCTTGTTTGACGTCTGCCATATGTATTATTATTTAATCACCCGAACAATAATTGACTATTATTTGAATGAATTTTGCTATCTAAAAGAACGTTCTTAATAGTTATATCACCTGTAGAGTACCATGTTCCACTAATCTTAAATCCTAAAGATGTCTGTTCTTCTAAAATACCTGATTTTTCTTCTGTGCTAAATTTTGTAAAAAAGTATACTGTTTGTCCTGTATATATGCTCATATTAATAATATTTATTTGCGGGCGTGTTCAGACCAGTCGTTTCTATAGGAACCTTGTATATAAAATCTACGTCTATTGCGCTTAGCCCTTGTTTCTTTTATTCTTTCCCGTTTCGATTTATTACGACATGCATCAGGATCATGTTTATAAGGTCTCATAAATATTCTTAAAATTTTTAAATTGTTCTACTTCAATACTATTGCTGTTATGTATTTGTTGTAAATACTATATTAAATTTATATGATATAATAGTATATAACTAAAAATATCCATGAAAAATCCCTTAGAATATTCTAAGGGATTTAATTTAATTTATGAGATGTATTTTATAGTTAACCAACTAATTCTTGGAAGTTGGTATCGGTACGTGTAGCGTAAAAGTTTACTAATATAAACTCTGCAGCGCGTACAGGCTTTAAATAAATGTCAACAACCAGCTCGTTATTATCAATAACAGCAGGTGGATTATTTCTTTCATCACATACGATTAGGTAATCATAAACACCTTCTGTATTCTTAGCATTTTCAAATATAGGTGTTAATGTATTGATTACTCTTGTTCTTGTTAAGAGGGTATTTGGTTCAAATACGAAGTACTTTACTGTATCACGTACTGCCTTCTCAAGATTTAAGAACAATCTACGTACATTAATTCTATCAAATGCACTTGGTTTCTTTTGTAGTGTCTTCTGACCGTATATAACGAAACCGTCATTTGGGAAGAATGCTACTGGGTTTATTGATACTCTGTATAGCTGATCTCTTTGCTTTTGTGTTGGATATATTGCAATATCGTTAACACCAGTTACTAAACCTCTTGTAAAGCCTGCTGGTGCAAACCATGGCTGGAAGTTTGTATCAGTATTTACCATATTAGATGCAGCTGTACCTGAGAAAGGTACCCATGTCTGATCGTCAAGAGCTGTATCATATACTTTAACCCAGTTAGCGTAAACTGTTGCGTAACTTGTATTACAAACGCTTACAATGTTACGTAATGGATTAAACATATTTTGTGAGAAATTAGCATTTGAATCTTCTAATACCTTGAAGTTTGCGCCTTGAACAAATACATGTCTTGGTGCATCAGCAACAAAGAAGCAATCTTGTCTTGCAAATTGTGCAAAATTAGCAAATCTATCAAATATTGTTTTCCAATCATCTCTAAATGTTAGACCTGCACCTGTTACATTTGAAGGGTCAGTAACGTATAGTCCAGAAATTGCTGATACGTTTACTGTGTCATCAAAATATTTTACACCTGTTGTAGCAGATAAATACTGGCTGACAGCATTGATTGTAGATATACCACCATCAACTACAAGATCAAAATTGAATAATTCAACGTTAGATACAACATCGAGTAATCTATCGATTTTTGATGGAATTGTTCCTAATTCTGCTGTCTTTGGATTGCTATCTAGAAAAGAACCAGCTGCAAATAAGCTATCAGCATTACCTAAATTATTACTAATTGCAGTTAGTGCATATCGCATAGTGGATAACTGCTGATTAGTTGTTATACCAAATCTGCTAGATACTGTTGAGAAGTAAGTATCATCTACAAACTTTCTAGAAGTCATTCTTACTTTATTGGTTGGTTTACCATCTAGACCTAACCATGTAGAACCATTCTTGTGTGAAAGATTTTCGTTTACAAGTAATGTAATATTTGGTGATTGATCTTCTGATGTTTCTAAGAAGAAGCTTAGTGGAGCACCACCAGTTTGTGAATTTATTTGTCTATAGTAGTCTAGGGAAGCAACGTATTGTTCTGATAGAATATAATCTAGTGTAATAGTATCAGGTGCAAATACTGACTGTCTAAGTTTAAACATACCTAAACTTAATGTATCATCATAATCGGAAGTTGAAACGTCGAACTTGCTCAAGTTCTCCATTACTTCTGATATACTATCGTTATTTTGACCAAATGTTATTGTATTAGCATCTGATATGGCTGATAGTGCAAAACCGAGTCTGGTTTCAGGTATAGTTGTGTAATTTGTTGTTTGATTTGCAGATTGTGATACAGATCTTACATCTAATATACCATCAAAGTTAGTAGCAGGTGAAAGATTAGAATTATCAATAACACCCACATAGTAACCTTGGTAAAGATTATCAATTGTAGTTTGTGATTTGTTTAGTATGATTATTGCAGCTTTACCTAAATCAGCGCTGGATGCAAATGTAGATGTAAAATTATTTGACCAGCTAAATGTTTTTTGCTGTAATATATCATTATATTGATCACGGCTTAGCTCAAAGTGTGTTGGTCTACCGATTACATATAATGCACCTGATTGTTGTTGTGTATATGTTGATAATGCTGTTCCAAAATTATCACTTCTAATGCTTACAGCGGATGCTGGATAAACAAGGGCACCATATGCTGCACCGAACCCATTACCGGAATTCCCACCGTATGGTAATCTATATGTAAATATCTTACCTGCTGTGTTAAATAATGGTCTAGCAGTGTGATAAAAATATCTTTCTGCAGGAGTTTGTGGGATACCATATATTTGTTCAAACTCACTTAATGTAGTTACTTGGATTATTTCATCTGAAGGACCTTTTTGAGCGAAACCAGTAACGAGTACATTTGTACCCACTGGAGTTGTAGCTCTGAGAGATAGATCGATTTCATTAATTTGTACGCCTGGCGACTCAATAGTTTTCATTCTATAGTTATTTATGTCTCCCTTGCCTGTTTTTTTATGACACTAAAAATAAAACACCGGGTGTTTCAATAAATAATATTATGTGGATATATAAGATAAATATAGATGATTATGAATACATAGGATCAACATATAATAAAAAAGGCCCTGAAGAAAGAAGAAGACAACATGTAAGAGGGTTAATCAAGGGCACACACGTTAACAAGAAGATGCAAAATGTCTTTAATAAACATCAAACTTTTAGATATACCGTTTTATGTTCCTGTCTTAAATTAGAGCACTTAATACATATTGAGGAAGAATTTATATTGCAATCTATGAACGTATTAAAAGATAAATGTCTTAACTTAACGTTATCTTATTCAGGTGGTAGTGGTTGGATGAAGTTTAAGAGCTCGGAAGAGATTCAAAAAATACATAGCAAAAGAAGATTATCACCCAGCAGACAACAAATAAGAAATTTAGCCCATAAACAAACGTTACAGGCTAAGTCTGAAGAGGAAAAAGAAAAGATATATAAAAAGCAATCTGATGGTCGTAAAAAGAATTTAGTAAACCGTAAAAATTATACACCTATTAATTTAGAAATAACAATACCTGGCGGAAGACCTAGTGTAGATATATACCATACAGAGCAGGATTTTTTTAAAAAGACAAGATTTGAAACCTCTACACTTTGCACATTAAAGCAGCATGGAATACATGTAGTAAAAAGAATTTTACCTAACACAAAACACAACTACCCAAAGGGTACTATTGTAAAGTTTATAGAGGTTCAGAAATAAATTGGGAGAATGCGAAAGTAACGTTAGATCCTATTTCTTCGGAATCTCTATAAGAATAGTCAAAACCACCTAACCCGGTAGGAAATGCTTTAGTATATGTAAACTTCATAATATTCTTATCAAATTCATCTTTTGCATAAACTACAATATCTGTTTGATAATTAGCAGGTATATTTTTACCTGCTAAATCGTCAGCATTATAATAAGATTTAGAGTCATCATTTAGTAGATCTAACCATTTATATATTACCCAGTAGTTTGTAAATAGGTTATCTACAGTAAAGTTTACTGTTAAATCATCATAAGGCGGCCTGCTATGTGTTGATACTTTATAATTTTGACCTGCATATCCAGCAACTGCAGGTGGTACAATAACTGAAGGTATAACAGTACCGTATATGGAGAATTGTAGCGAATTTAAGTTTAGAATACTCTTTGATCTCTCACTCAAGTTAGATGTATTAATCTTCTTTAAGATAGTAGGTAGGCTTAATACCATTAAAAACTTATCTTTTCTGCTTTTGTTTAATTGTGACTGTTGAAATGTATCCATTATAGAGTTTTCCATCCTTGAGCTTGCAGCCAGTTTACTTCATCTGAATTATCACTGACTAAACCGCCCATTATTGTAGGCATACCACTATTTATATTATCTGTTTCGTTATACATGCTATTCGACATTACATTATATTTGATACCATAGTCTAGAGCTTTAATCTCAAGTGGGCGTCTATTATCATCAACACGTGTAACTTCAAAGTATTTTTGAACTAATGAATCTTCTAATACAATTAGTGCCCATACCATTGACATTACTAAATCATCATGATAGTTTGCACCTTTTTTAGCTGCCCAAGTACCATTTGGGTATCTGATAAAGTCTTTAAGTTCTTTAACTATATTAATATCTCTAAACTCCACACATCTTAGAGTGTTAACCCAATATCTCATATTACCCACACCTTTTTGCTTAGTATTTGTGTGATTTATAATACCTAGTTGTGATTTTGATCTACCAGCTTCAGATGCACCCCAAGATACTATATTTTCGTAACTGTATATGTTCCTTAGATTATCTACAACTTGTGCCCCTTGATTGTTGCGTTCAATACAAACTAGAGGTTTACCCCATTGTGTTAGCACTTCATCAAGCTTTTTGGTAAAAAGATGTGGTGTAATAGTATTGTTGGCATAATAAGCTACCTGTTTGATCTCTAATAAGTTAGTTATATCAAATATATTAATAGCTGAGTAATCTCCACCAACACCTTCACTTACATCTACACCTGCTACATATATTCTATTATCTTTAGGTTCGTCAAATATCTTGTAGCAACCTTCATCCATTATATATAGCGGGTCTCTTACAAAAGACTTCAATCTATCGTATAACTCTTCATTAATAGTACTATCACCACTATCAAGAAATACAGCTTCAAACTCTTGAAGGTAGGAATTATAGTCACCCATAGCTAATATTTGATCTCTCTTCCATCTCTCATCTCTTCCAGGTACTTCTTTCCAATCTACTCTATCAAACCCCCAACCATTTATGCTTGCTTCAGCTTCAGTAAAAGTCTTATGAAAAAGGTTACCTGTACCATTTGGCGTAGATACCATAAAAATTTTAGCTTTCTTAGAAGAAGAAACTACTGGGAATACAGATCTCCAAAAAGCTTCAAGCATACTTGCAGGCTCAATATGCGCAGCTTCATCAATAATTAAAACATTTATTGACATACCTCTTGCAGCTGAACTGGTTGTGGTAGATATTAAAATCTCTGAACCATTTTCAAAGACAACAGATGTTTCTGCCCATTTTTTAACACCCGGCTTTAACCAGTTAGGTAATTCTTCATATGCAAGTTTGATTCTCTTAAGAATTTCAATAGCTGTAGATTCTTTATTGGCAACAATTAAAACATTCTGCCACTCTTGAAAACATGCTATCCAGAGTGCATATATTGTCATGATTGTAGATTTTCCGGCCTGTCTCCCTGATAACAAAACAAAGAACCTACTATCTCTTAATTTTCTTAATATCCTTTTTTGATATTTGTGTAAATTAATCTTTATTTTACCTTCATCTACGTTACGTATAAAAAAGTAGTTCTCAGCAAAATGTAATATGTTTTGCTGACATTTTTTTAACTCTTTTACCTTTTCAGCATCATACTCATGAACAGCACCCTCTGCAGGTAAATTCGGATTATTTAAGTAATTTTGATTATTCTTTATCATGATGCATTAAATATTTACATGTCTAAATCAAATAATCTTCTTGAAATATGGGATACATATAAGAATTCCGTAATTTTAGAAAAAAAGTCAGCAAAAATGAATACAAAGCCTGGTACTGGTGCAAAGGAGCTTAATGACGAAGCAAATAAAAAGTTTCAACACAAAGATTCAGGTCCTGAAAATGCTGATGGTGTTAAGGATATATTAGACCCTAGAAAAAAATCGAGTAAAGAATCTAAAGAAATAGCTAAATTCTCATTGAGTGATGAAAAAATCGATGAGGGTATTGAAAAAACAGCATCAAATACGATAAATAATTATATGAAATCTATTTTCGACAAATTGTTTGAAGAGGTAATGAATGATCAAGAGCTCCAAGATGCAGAGGCACTTGGTGTAGATATGGCAGATGAATCTGATACAGAAGCATCCGACGAAGGCACAGTAACAATTACATTATCACCTGAACATGTATCTCTTCTAAGAGATATTTTAGCACAGGTAGATGGTGGTTCTACCGAAACTGAAGAAGATGTCGGTACCGAAGAAGGTGCTAGTGAAGATGAAGAAATGTACGAAGATGAAGAACACTCAATGGGTGAAGCAACTGAAGTTGAAGAAATTGGACATGCTATCAAAGATGAAGCAAAGCTCGAAAAAGGCTTAAACAAGGCAAAGAACAACGAAGTTGGTACCGTAAAGGCCGTAAAAGGTAAGGCCGATGCAAAGGTTACCGATAAAGTAGGTAATGACGGTACACTTGCTGATTCAAAGGGTGAGTCTTTAATTAAGCCTTCAAATCATAAGGTTTCAGCTTCTAAGATCAAAGCTGGTGCATCAGCTTTTGAATAAGAATTAGTTTAGTTTAATAAAATACCTGCTAAAAATTTAGCAGGTATTTTTTTGTACATAAATAATAATATGAACAATTTTAAGACATTTTATAACGATATGTTTACCAAAACAGGTACACGACGTTATGTAAATGGGCCAAGACACCGTAAAGATGGATTTACAGATACAGATAGATATTACAGACGCCAGCGTCAGAATCTAGTTGCTGATGTATATAAAAAGGATAACTCTAAAAATCAAAAAATAGAGCAGCTAAAAGTAAGAGGTGGTCAGCAACTTTGCGGCCCTCAAGACCTACAATATATCAAACAAACATTTGGTATAAATTTTGACGGTAAACCTAAGCGTTTAGGTAGAACAGGGGTGACATTACTAAAGTGTCCAAAAACAGGTAACTTACTACTAAAGAAATAATATGTCAACAATTAATTTTAACGATAATTGTTATCCAGGAATGACATCTGACGGTACTTTTTGCTTTAGATTCAATGATAAAGATACTAATAGCAACGAACAGATGTTATATAGTAATTATTGGCAAGAAATATTAAACATGTATGGTCAAAAGGTTACATACTATGTTAATACATATAATATTTTATCAGCTGATAATCTCTATGGTGAGAGTCCTGCAAAGCAATTTGCGCCGCCGGTAGAGGTTGTAATGGCTATCGAATTGAATGAAAATGCTGATACATTATCTAAATTCGGTTTCTCAAGTGATGATGAAATAACAGCTACAATTCATGTATCTGCTTTCTACTCTGCATTTAATATCTTGTCCAGCGTTTATGCAACGCAGTTTAATTTAATTGAACCACGCTCTGGCGATGTATTTGCTCTTACTGAATATGGTAGAGGCAGACTAAACGGTAGAGGTGCAAAATATTTTGAAGTTACAGATAGAATTGATGAGGATATATCTTCAATAAATCAATTGGGTGGTCATTATGTTTGGAGATTAAAAGCTAAGAGATTCGAATACAGTTTCGAGCCTGGATTATCTGCAGAGAAAGCAGATGCACAAGTGTACGAAAATGCATTCTCTGGTGTATTATCTGGAGTGGGTAATAACCCTACAGATGAAAAACGTTACCCAGGTGACATTAACGAAACAAGTAGAACTGTAGTATTCGATATGTCTGCAAATGAAGCAACGGACGTATATGGTGGATACTATTAATCTTTTCTTTCTTCGTTATCCCAATAACTTTGCTGTTGGATAACACGACCAGTTATTAGATAATCTATTATTGTATCCCCGGATACGAAGTTAGGTTGTCGAATTGTAAATTCACTACTACTACCTACAAAAGTATATTCTATTTCATTTTCTGAGAGTTTACGTACGTTTTTAAGGTAATATGATTTACCTGGTTCAAAAAACCCTTTAATGGATCCCTTTAGTGGTAAATTAGCAACTAAAATCGTTGTACCTGGGATATACTTCATATATTTTCACCTTTTAGAAACATTTCTATATTATACCTCATGTCCTTTTGTCGCTCATCTATATAATGGTGAAATGCTATAGGTTTGATCCATAGTGATGATGTTTCAGTATCCATACCTAACTGTTCTGCTTTATCACATGTCAGATTTACAGCTTCTATTAAACATGCAAACCTTGCTAAGAATTCTATACCGTGCTCTTGTTCAAGTTGTTTCAATCTCTCAGTTTTTTGATTCATATAATGATTGTATCAATTTTCCTGTTAGCATTAATTTAACCTTTTTGTCATCAATGCTATAATGTTTAATACTATTCAAAAGTAGTGTTAGTGAATCCTTGATGAATTTTTTATTTTGCCTATGTATTACAATCTCGTTCGGATTATCTACTTTAGTATCATCTTGATCTAAGACAAATGTTATCACATCTATTAGAATCTTTGAGTAATTATTAACTTTATTTTTTTCAGTGAAAATACCTTCATCAAAAACTCTCTGCTGTTCGCTACTTGTTTTTAGTAGCTGTTGTAGTAAACGTAAACAATCATCGTATTTTACCTCGTTTGTTTCGATTTTTGGAGTTTCAAATGATGTAGGTTTAACCTCTGTTGTTATCTTTTGGAGTTCTGTCATGAAAGTATATAGGTTGAGTTGTTATAAAGTTTTTTACTTCGTGGGTTGCTTTAATATTTTTATCACATTTATCACATTTGTAAATGATATCAGAATCGATTTTTATATCCACTATTTGCTTATTACCTTCTGAGCAAGGGCATGTTACAGTTACGTGTTGTTTTTGTATTTCTTTTATTTGCTCCAGTTTAATTGCTTCAATTTTTGTAATAATATGATTATTGTATACTGTATTTCCTATATAGAATATTACAAGTTGTAGAAAAAATGCCAACACAAAACCAGCAATAAAATTGCTAGACAGTACACCTACTAAGGTACTAACTAGACATGTTAGTACAAAAGATATTAAAATGTTTCTCATTAATTAATTGTATCTACAATTTTGGATAATTCAACCATTGTTTTACCCATATTTTCTAAATGATTATTAAGAATAGAGAGCTTTTCACTGTTTTTCTTTTTAATAGAAGGATTGTTTTTAGCTGTTTCTATTATCTTACGTAAATTTAATAGACCAACAAAAACATCTGTTGAAATATCATCAAATCTATCTAAAGGGTAAGGTTTTACAGGAGGTGCGAAGTCACTAGCTTGATTAGTTAAGTTGCCTACCTTATTAGGTTGTGGTAAGTCTTCACTCTTTTTAATACCTGCTTGTTGACGCTGCACATTGTAAATGGTACTGTCTTCTCTAATAAAGTTACTCATCTTTATATTTAATCGATTAAATATAAATATGAACGCGTTTAATAGTCTTGTAGAGTCAATTCTAGAGGAAAAAACTAAAAAAGATCGATGCGCAAGAAAAGCAGATCGAGTATATGGTAAGAAAACTTCTGCTTATAAATCTGGAGCTATTGTTCGTTGCCGTGGTGGTAAAATATGGAAAAAGAAAAAATGAGCAAAATTAATAAAAATTTTGATGTAGCTGTTAATTTTCTTTTAGAAAAATTCGAAAAGGAGAAAAAGCAAGGGTTACATGGTTGGTTCTCAAGAAATAAAGGAAAGGGATGGATAGATTGCAAGACTGGCAAACCATGTGGTAGACAAAAAGGTGAAAAAAGAAAAGGGTACCCTGCATGTAGGCCTACAATGGCTCAATGTAATTCAAGATCAAAGTATAAAAAAGGTACGAAGAGAATTTCTTGGAAGAAAGGTGATAAAACATAATAAGTTACTCATCTTTATATTTTGTTGATTAAATATAAATAATAATATGAATAATTATCAGAAAAGATTTCAAAAGTTTCTTTTAGAGCAAGATGAAGCAGAGATCACAGATAGAGATGCAATGGCTTCAACTTTAGATAAAGGAACATCACCTGAAGATTTTGATGTAGATGCACCAAAAGGCGCAGTCGGTCAAGTACCTGCTGAATTAACAGCATTCCAGAAGCAAATGTATGATGAGTTAAGAAACTGGTTAGGTCAGATGGAAAACTTTAAAGAATTTCTTAATGGTACCGATTCTGCAAGTATTCAAACTAAGCTAAACTCAGCATCACCTGAAACACTCTTTAAGAAGATCAGCGATGCTGAAACAAAGAAGATTTCAAGAGTTGCAATGGAATTAGGATCCTTAATAGAAATTATGAAGGGTTACCTAGCAGGTGCAGCCGATAGTAAATATAAGGGTCAGTAGCCCCTGCTGCGGAATTAACTTACTATTTTTAAGTTGATTCCAACTCACAAGCAAATAAATAATTATGTGAGTATAATATATAAAGCAAAACATAAAAACGTTAAAGATAAAGAAGAAGAAATTATAACAGCGTATTTGCAGGGAGAATCGATTGGTGATTTAGCTCGCAAATACGCTGTTTCTCTATATGTGGTTGATCAAATTCTAATCAAAAACAACATCCAAAAAAGAACATATGAGGAAGCTAATGATCTCAAAGTTCAAAAATTATATTATAATGATAATATCTTAGAAAAATATAAAGAAGGAGCTTTGCTATATCAACAAGGTATACCTCTTTACAAAATCATTAAACAACTCAACATTGCTGAGTATAGATTAGTGCAATTCCTTAAAGAAAATAGCATACCTTTACGTACACGTTCTGAAATTCAATCTGCATTATCAGTTAGACCTTGGGGTCAGAAAATTAAAGGTCCTGACATAATTCAAAAAATTATAGAAGAATATAATCAAGGTGTAGGTTGTGTTGAGTTAGCACAAAAATATAATGTTGTTCATGGTACTATTCGATTACTATTAAAACGTAATGGTATTAAGTTTAGAACATGTAAAGAAACACAGTCTTCTGAATACACTAAAAACTACATTAAACAGAAAAATCTAAATAAATACGGTGTGGTTAGCACTATGCAACTACCTGAAGTTTTTGAGAAGGCTCAAAAATCTATGTTCAAGTATAAAACCACTATAATAGAAGGTGTAGAGTTTCAACATTTACGTGGTTATGAAGAGTATGGTATCCGATATATCCTAGAGCATTTTGATGATGTAATTGTTACTGATATACTTGCAGGTAATGATGTTTATAATCTTAATATTCCTTACAACCATCAAGGTAAAGATAGGGTGTATTTTCCTGATATTTTTATACCGAAATTTAATTGTTTGGTTGAAGTAAAAAGTGATTACACTTATAACCTAGACATCGATCGCAACATTGCTAAAAAAGAAGCTGCTGAAAAGATAGGTTATACACATATTACTTTAATTTTTGATAAAAAAGGTAATTTGATAAAACGACTTTAAATATTATTAGATTTTAACATCTGTAACATCAACAGACCTTCTAATCCTTGATATACATTATCAAGGATTATTTTTTGTGAAAATTCATCAATCTGTTTGTCTATACAATACTCATTGATATCTTTATATTTTCTTAAGTTTTCAGGCCATATAAATACATTCTCACCTAAGTTTAATAATACCTCACTCTTCTTAAGAGAAGCATCATCACACCACTGATTATCGAGTACCCATACTCTATTGTATGTAGAGAAACCTAACAATTGCTGTTGTTGTAACTCATTATACATTTTGTCTGATTCATCTTGAATACCACCAACTGCTAACCCGTTTTTAATAAAGAAGCTATCTATAGGACCCTCTAGAAGAAAAATATTTTCGTTATCTTTATCTACAGAATGAACACCGTATAAGCTGCGAACACCACCTACTTTAGAAAGATATTTTGGCTTTTTAAAGTTATCTGAATCAAGTAAGGTACGCGTCTGGTAAAAGATTATATCATCAAGAGCATTATAAAAAGGTAGAATTAATCTATTTTTATGTACTTTATCTACTAATGATAAATAAAAAGTTTTAGGTCTATTTACTGCAGTATATAATCTACGCTTTACTATAAACTCTAGTGCAATTCTAACTATTGCATTACCATCATAAAACTGTAATTGTGTTGGATCTAAAAGATTTATACAATCTTCTGGAAGAGTTTTTAACTCGATTTCTACCTTCTTTTCTTGTTGTTTCGGTATTTCTATCTCATCATAACCATTCGTTTGTATCTCATCTACAACAACATTAAACGGTTTACCGGTTATATCTAAGACAAAATTTAATACTTTTTTACTATACCCGCAGTTATGACAATAGCATGTTTCAGTTTTAGGTATATAAAAGAAACGTTTCTTTTTACCAAAGCTCTTACCTTCTTTACAGAACGGGCATGAACCGTTATATGTTCTAGTAATTTTACTATAACTAGTGTGGCTTACATGCTGATAAAATACTTGTACAGCATATTGTTCAGGTACCGCTATCATATTTAGTAAAGAATAATATAGTTCCTTTACCGAATATCAAGTTCTTATTTATCGTTTATACTTTCGATATCTATCTTTTGCAATGGTTTCTCAAGATTCATTGAAGATAGTCTTTCATTCTGTATTACTAACTTTGTACCACCGGTAACTACGCCGTTTTTAATGGTATAAAGGAAAAATGTAGATTTCCATAAACCTACACGTACAATACGGGCTGGTTTACCGTTTAATAATATTATATCATCTTCATTATAATCATTACCAATGAAGACAAATAATGCTGCTACTATTTTTTGTATGGTTGATTGAAACATTAAACCAACAATACCTACTATGAAAAGCCAGGTATTGTCAGCAAAAAGTTTCTTAATAGTCTCCATGTTCAGCCGGAGATGATTATACTCTTGCGTTACTTAGCGTGGTGGTTTCTTTTGTATTCTTATCTACTACTGAAACAACACCTTTATGTAAAAAGGTACCACTGTTAGGGTCATAGTAATGAGCCTCAGTAACAATTTTACCTTCTATCTCTCTTATTACCATTTTAGGTATTACTATATTACCTGATATTGGTGAAACGATTTTTTTAGGTTGGACGAACATACAATTATTTATTCTCTCGATTCCTTTTATACTGAGCTGTACATAAACTATAAACTTGCTTAGGTAATTCTTCATTTACCTTTTCCACAATATTATTGTCTATTGCAAATTTAAATTTATCGAATGATATAACCCTATTTACCATATTCGGAATCGAAAGGAAACAATGGGAATCGTTAATATCTTCTATGTATATAAACATCTCTCCTGCATAGTCCCCAGTTTGGACTGCATATATGTCCTTAGACTTTAGGTGTATTTTGTTTGTACCAATCGATTGTTTCTTGAATGCTTTTATTAAATTCATACTTAGGCTTCCAGTTTGTTAGTAGTTTAATCTTTGTAGAATCAATTGCGTATCTAAAATCATGTCCTTTTCTATCTTCTACAAACTTTATAGTATCCTCAGGTAACACGTTCATATGTTTACATATGGTCGTAATAACATCTAAGTTAGTCATCTCTTCCCCAGACCCAATATTATAAACATTACCTGATTTACCTTGATTATATAAATTCCATATTGCATCTACATGATCAACCACATGAATCCACTCTCGTACATTTTTACCAGTACCATAAACAGGTACGCTTTTACCATTAAGTATATTTGTGATTGTTTTCGGAATAAGTTTTTCATGATGCTGTTTTGAGCCGTAATTATTGCTACATCTTGTTATTATTGTATCTAACCCGTATGTATCATTATATGATTTTACTATAAGATCGCTACTCGCTTTAGATGCAGAGTATGGTGATCTCGGTGATAATGGTGTATATTCTGTAAATGGTTTATCATTTTCATGTAAATGCCCATAGACTTCATCCGTACTTACATGTATAAATCTACCATGTGCACCGTTTTTTCTCCAACCTTCTAGTAGTTTGTGTGTACCTATGACATTAGATTCTGTAAAAACAAGTGGCCCTGTAATACTATTATCAACATGACTTTCTGCAGCGAAATGAAAGATAGCATCGAACTGCTTATACTTACAGCTTTCGAAAAAAATATCAGTTGAGCATGTAGCAAGGTCAAACTCAAAGTTTATCATGCCGATAGTATCGTATTGTTTCTTTAAATTGTTTTTATTAGATGCGTAACCTTTTTTATCAATGGTATAAATCTCTGCATCGACTTTATTATCGAGAAAATCTATAAAATGGCTACCTATAAAGCCATATGCTCCTGTTACTAAAAATCTTTTCATCATATTTTGCATACTGTTGTATTTGTTCTAGTTTCTATTGCTCTTACAAAGTTAGCAGCATCAAGTAGATCTGCGTGTGTACCGCAATCAAACCATGCTGTGTGGTTATCGAGTAAATGAAGTGCTATATTTTTTTCTTTAATGTATTGATTGATAACATCAACGATTTCAAGTTCACCTCTTTTAGATGGTTTACAATTTTTTGCTTTTTCTATGCAGGTTTCATCAAAAAAGTATAGACCAGGTATTGCGTAATTAGTCGGTGGTATCTCAGGTTTTTCTACAACACCTGCAATATCACCACTTTCATCTAAAACTGCTACACCGTAAGCAGATGGGTTCTTTACTTTATAACCAAATATAACATTCTCATTAGGCATTATATTTTTTATATCTGTATCGAATTGCGAACCGTAAAAAAGATTATCTCCAAGTACGAGAGCAGTAGGGCAACCTTTAATATATTGTTCTGCAAGAATAAAAGCTTCAGATAAACCTTTTGGATCGTCTTGAATAACAAACCTATACGTAAACTTAATATTATCTGGGTTTATATTATTTAGAAGATTTTGAAATGCCGGCTTATCTATAGTTTTCACTATAAAAGTAATATCTTCAACTCCAGCTGCTAGTAATGTACTAATTGGGTATTCTACCATTACATGATTATAAACAGGTAATAACTGCTTACAAGTGCAATAGGTAAGTGGTCTTAGTCTAGTGCCATGCCCTCCTGCTAAAATTATACCTTTTCTTTTCATCTCTTTATTAACGCTATTTTTTTCGGATTTCAAGTACTTTTCTGCGAGAGGTGTTAATTGCATTTTAAACGCTTTGAGCTGTCTGATTGCTTCTTCTCTAGTTTTAAGAGTATTCCTTAATCTGTCTGCAAGTGTTGGCCATTTACTCATTATATAAAAGATAATTTAAAAAATTGTTTAAATTTGTCTAAGTCACCTTCTCGTCCTAGATTATAAATAGGTATCCAATAGTACTCTGCAATACGAAGAGCTTGTGCAGTACCGCCCTGTAGTTCACCATTTACTGTCCAGCACACTACAAAATCGCTAGGTGTCGTTAAATTACTACCTAGTATTTGATATACATTTCTTGTATGTAATCTCTTACTGAATTCATTACAAGCCTCCCAATTTGGATGAAATTGTTTTGTTATTTCTCTTGCTTTATCGTCATTATCAAGAGAATTTTGTGGTAGAAATATTTCTTTTCTACCACAAACTAAATCACAACCTTGTTCAAAAGCAGTATCAGCACCTTTTGCTCCACCACTTCTCAAGATGCAGTTTTTAAGTGCAAGTAATTTACCTATACTTCTCATTACATCAAGTACATTTTCAGGTGTCTCTCTTGAACCTATTCCAGCGTATATCATTCTGTGCTGAGTGTGTTCATGATATACTCTTCAAGATCTTTACCATGTTTGAAAGATGATGCTGATTTGTAAGAAACGTTCTTCATTATCATTTTAAATTTTGCTAACATGGAATGAGCAGGGTGTGAATACCTTATACCTTCCTTTACACGTGAAAAACATATAAGCTCCTCCCAGTGTATCTCACTATCGATATATAGTATATCTATTTTGTTTTTGTAAAATACTCTCTGATCATTAAATTCAGGATCTATTTTAGAACCTTCATTCTTTTTATCATCATCTCTTTCGATTATTTTATCTACAGATGCTGCATGTTTTTTTAATATTATCAAATCTACATCAGAAGGCTCGACATCACTTTGATACGAGTATCTACCAGTGATAATGAATGGTATATTATTTTTAGATAGATTTACCAGAGCGTTATTTTGCTCTACTGTAATATTCATAATAATTTATAGATTAAAAGCAGCAATAGTATGTTTGAATGGATCTCCAGGGATTTCTTTGACTAACTTAAGCATCTCTGCTGCAATATCTCTAATCTCTTCTTGTGCATCGAGTTTGTTTCTAAGATTTAGGAAATGATAAAAACTTCTCCAGTTAAACATTATATCGCAATCAATTTGTGAATTATACGTTTTAAAGAAACGTGCAGATTCTTTAGCACGTTTACGTCCTAAAGTCTTTTCTAAATCCTTGAGTGCAGCGTGATAAAGATCATTACTAATCTCTGTATGGATTTGCAGAATATCATACCAATCTTTACCATTATGCTTCTCTAAATACTTTCCTGTAAGTGACACTGCTTTAATATTCTTCCAGTCTTCAGGTAAATAAAACTTATCCTCTTTTAGCTCTTTGTAGCGTGCAGATTCACCATTAATTGATACTCCAATACGGTGCTTTAATTTATGTATATGTGATGCAATGTCACTAGTTACTAAGAAATGTAGAGATGATTTTTCAAAAGGAGTATGATGACCATTTTCTGCTAACATTTTTAACAAACTTGGTATTCTTTCACGCTTATCATTGGTTATTTCTCTACTTGTTGAAGTCCACGCAGAACATGCATGTACTTCATCACTACCGTAAAAACCTAAAAGCTTTATTTCGTTATTCATAGTTTAAATTTTTCTAGTGCTTCTCTAATTGCTACTTCTTCATCACCAAAATCAAAACCCCAACTCCTTACCTTTTTGTTTGATAATACACAATTTGATCTATTAGCTTTAATTGGAATATCCTTATATTCTACAATCTTCCAGTTAGGATTATATAAGTCATACTCTACCATAATATCTAAAACTTGCTGTGTTGTAAGAGCGTTGCTATGTACTGCATTAAAGATACCTGGTGTAAAGTTTTGAGCTAACTTATGTATGAATCTACAAAGATAACGTAAATCTGTCTTGCTGTTCCTAAAGTCAATAAGATTATTATATCCAAGTAACTTATTGAAGTAGTTCTTTCTAGAACTAACGTAATCGAATGGTATGCGTAGTCTTACTATTGCAACCTCATCTAATGTCTTATTTATAATTGTCTCAGCAATATGCTTTGTTTTACTATAGAAACTACTCTTATCGTTGAATATACCAAAATTAGGTATATCCTCTTCGTTAAAGACCTTTTCATAACCATCATATATGCAACCAGAACTTATATGTATAATCTTGACACCTACACAAGATCTCTGTAAAGATCTTACAAGCTCAACATTCTGTTTATAGCAGTTTTCTTTATCACTCTCGCAAGCATCAACATTAGGGTTACCTGTATATCCTGCACAATTGATAACCAATTTTATTTTCTTTTCACATAGGTAACTTATAAGGGTCATCTCATCAAAATAATTCAACTCTTTCCTGGAAACTATAAAAGCATCAGGCATTTCTTCTTTAAGAGCATTACCTACAAACCCCTTACCTAAGATTAGAACATTCATTATAGAAATATAATGAATGTTCCTTTATATTCAACTACCTTGTCTTTGAATTTGAGACGATATAAACTTATTAAGGTAGGCACCTAGCGAATCAGCTTCCTGCTGTGAGTGTGCCACTACGATAGGATCAACTGCATTGCCATCAAAATCATAACCTAATATAATGAAGCTGTTCATGAATTCTTCACATGTAGCTACCATAGCTTCTAATTCATCTTTAGACTTTTTACGTTGTAATTGTTTTCTAAATTGAATCGCGAGTGCGTCTTTAATTAAATCTGATAATTGCTCATTAGTTATCGGTTGCGGAACCTGCTGAGCTTTTGTTTTCTTTTTTTGT